GTAAGCCAACCTGCAGGGCCTTCTTTGTGTCCCACTGCCTTACCGGCAAACGGAAAAGACTTTTCTTCTAGGTCTGAATCTTCCATCTTGACACAGTTATCTACACGCTTGCCGCTTTTCATCTTGGTGCCCATGCGCTTGTAACCCTTCCAGCAAGCTTTACCGTCTAGACCTTTTTGTTTTTCTTCGTCAAGTTGAACATCTAGGAAAGAAATGCCTTCGTTGGCTAACATTTCCATCGCGATGTCGTCTAGGGCAATAACGACACCGTCTTCTAAGATATCAGTTATTGTAGCACCAATCTCAAAGTCTTCAGTAAAGCTAATACCAAACTCGTCGCCTATTTGGTATAGGTCTTCGTCATGCTGATCTTCTTGTTTTTGCTCTTTTTCTTTATCAGCAATAGCTTTAGCTATAATAGGATCGTCTGCACCAGGCAGATTTTTAAGATCTTCTAAGGATGTTTCGCTGAGTAATTGGTCTAATTTAGATAAAATATCTCGCATAGTATCTTCCATAAGGTGATACTATATTTATCGTCTTGGATTAGTCAGTGACTAAACTGGATTTGTTGAATAGTACCGCTATTAACAGTGCCTGTGGCACGGATCCATATGAAGTTTCCACGGACATTTGCAGTTATAGAACTATCGTAATCACTAGAGTCGTTGCCGTAACTCATAGTTTGCCCAGCACTGTCGACTAAATCTACCCAGCTATCGTCTCCTGGAAATAGCTCCAAGGTACCTTGTATTTTTAACTCCCCACTCCAATTAGCAAAGGACAGTACAAACGTGTGCAGGTTATCATATTTTTGATGATAACCTGCACCGGGTCTAGGATTACTTGTGAATGCACCCGGTGCAGATTGTTGACTTAGCAGTAATGTGATTTCAGTGGACATCAGTTATTTATCGCAGACCGCATACTTGTAGATCTTGCCAACAACATCTGCGCTTCTGAGCTTTAACATTAGAAGAGTTTTTTCGTCCTCAACTAGCACGTATCTTCTATCCCAATTCCAGTTTGTTTTTAAGAACCAGTTTTCTACAGATGATGTGCAGGTTATTCTACCGTCTTGAGACTTAATCCAGTCTAAAACTCTCTGTTTATCTTCGTCTTTGTGGGCTAGCTTGTGTGGCAATAAGTAGACTCTATATTGATAACGACCGTGTGGCAGTTTCTTTCCTACGATAGTCCCGTCATTTTCTAGTAGATCTTTGCTATTGCCGTTTGGTTCAAAGGCGTTTGTTACAATACTTTCGAAGTTGTCTACGAAGTCACGAAAGAATGCTGGATTGTTAGAGTATAGGTCTAGGTTACTACGCTCAACACGCTTCGCCCAATTACTAGGGTCGTATTTTTTCAAAGTATTGCATACATCGACAATAGCATCTACGTTTAGAGACGCTTGATCTAACACCCAACTAGGAACAGATCTAGCATCTTCACCAGTTACATGTTTTATTACGGTATCTAAGTCATAGAGTCTAAAAACCCCTGCACCGTTAAGGCGCAGGGATACTTTATACAACCATTTGTTATAGAACTTTTTTTTAGTTGTCTTTATCTTCATTTGTAATTTCTTCTACCTTAGCTACCTTAGCTGCTTTTTTAGCTCTAGGCTTCTTTGCTTCTTTTGCCAGAGGCATCCCTGCAGGGCTTATTGAAAACTCTAGTTCGTTGTTTTTAACAGAAACAACTACTTGACCGCCGTTAACTAGATCGCCAAACAACACATGTCGGCTCAGCGGACTCTTGATCTTGTTATCAATAATACGGGCCAACGGCCGGGCACCCATCTTGCTGTCGTAGCCGTGTTCTGCTAGCCAAGTTAGCGCATCAGCTTCTGCAATAATCTCGATGTTTTTATCCTTAAGTTGTGTATTCAACTCTTTAATAAACTTCTTAACGATCTGTACAACAGTTACATGGCTAAGTTTGCTAAATTTAATAATTGCATCAAGCCGATTACGAAACTCTGGGGCAAAGAAGCTCTTCATAGCTTTGTCATCCTCGCCATCTTTGCTAAGCTCCCCAAACCCGATAGTATTGCGTTCGTTATCAGCAGCACCGAGATTAGATGTCATGATAAGGATGCAGTTGCGACCGTCGGCTTGCTTACCATTTGAACCAGTGATAAAGCCGTTATCCATAAACTGCAACAGTATGTTTAACACATCCGGGTGGGCCTTTTCGACTTCATCGAGTAACAGCACAGCATTAGGATTCTCTTGCAACTTGGTCAACAGCTGACCTGCATTGTCTTCGTATCCAACATAGCCCGGAGGAGCACCGATCAATCGTGCCACACTGTGTTTCTCTTGATATTCACTCATGTCAAAGCGGATAAGTTGCATGCCCATCTTTTCTGCCAGAACACGAGCGGTTTCAGTCTTACCCGTACCTGTCGGCCCAGAGAACAAGAAGCTGCCGATTGGCTTATTGGGGTGTTTCATACCACTCTGTGCTACAAAGATCTTATCAAGCAACCCATTTACTGCAGAGTCTTGACCATATACTGCGGTTTTTAACCCGCTTTCAAGATCTGCAAGATTCTTGCTTTCTTTCAGTGCTACAGTTTCTAGCGGCATATTGATCATCTTTGACAGTTCATATGTAACCTGTTCGATATCTACAAGCTGCTCTACGCCTTCCATACTAGTATCATCTTTAATTTTGTACCGGGCAGCAGCGCAATCAAGAATGTCAATAGCCTTATCTGGCAGTTTCTTATCTGCCATATATTTGACAGATAGTTTTACTGCTTGTTCGATGGCCGCATCTGTGATTTTTACAGTGTGATGCTTTTCGTAATACTTGCAGATACCTTTGATAATATTAACCGCCAGTTCTGGACTCGGCTCATCAATATTAACACGTTGGAATCTACGCATCAGAGCACGATCTTTTTCGAAGTGCTTGCGATATTCTTCCCAAGTGGTACTAGCTATGAGTTTAATAACACCTTTAGTAAGTATGGGCTTAATCATATTGCTCATGTCATTTGAGCTTTGGTTAGCAGCCCCTGCTCCTTGCATCATATGTGCTTCGTCAATAAACAGAATAATCTTACCCTTCTTTTCAAGGGCACCAAGCACTGCCTTAAGGCGCTCTTCAAAGTCTCCACGATATTTAGACCCGGCCAGCAAAGCGCTAATATCCAGTGTGTAAACAGTATGGTCTTGGATAAATTTAGGAACTTTCTTCTCGTGAATCTTTCGGGCAAGGCCTTCAGCGATTGCAGTCTTGCCAACCCCAGGGTCGCCTACCATGAGAACATTGCACTTTTGTCGACGAGCAAGAATAAGTTGAATTTTTTCTATTTCATCTTCGCGGCCAATAACTGGATCGATAGCACGCTGCTTGGCTTTAATGCTAAGATTAGTACAGAACTGATTAAGGATTTTATCGGCGTAGGCAGTGTTTGGCACGTTTGTTGGCATCTCTTCTTCTTCGGCATCTTCGACAACAATTTGTTCTTGAAAGAACTGAATAAACTTCTCTTTAGTAACACCCCCTTTGTTTAGGAAGTAGAAACCATAACTGTTTTTTTCACCAAGCACACTAATGATAACATCAGCGACTTCCATGCGTTGCCGGCCACTGAACAATACTTGGGTGAAACTACGATTTAGTACCCGTTCTACACTGTTAGTTTTCTTAGGTTTAACATCTTTGTTAGCAGTTTTAATGTCGTTGAGATTATTTTTTAGATAATGCTCTAAGTTTGTTTTAATAAAGGCTGCATTAGCACCGAATCTTTCAAACATGTCATACGATGCTTGATCACTTAGTATACCAAATACTACATGTTCAATAGTAATGTACTCGTGACCTAACTTTTTAGCTACCTCGATAGAGCTTTCAAAGATTGCTTGGAGATTTTGACTTGGTTCGATCATTTACGCTTTTTCCTTAGTTTTTTCATAGCTAATTGTAGCTTAAGACTGCTGACTTTGTCAACAAAACATATACCATCTAAATGATCTAGTTCATGTTGAAAGCATCTAGCAATAAGGCCGCTCATTGCTGCTTCGTGGATGTTGCCTAGACTGTCTTGGTACTCTACCTTAATAACCGCAGGCCGGTTAATACTTATCCATAAGTCAGGATAGCTCAAACACCCTTCTTTATAGTTAATCTGTTCTTTACTAACTTCGAGTATTTGTGGATTAAAACAAGCAAACGGTGCAGGAAACCCTGCAATGTTACTAGAACCAATAACAAAGACTCTCTTAGTTAACCCGATCTGATTGGCTGCAAGTCCAATACCGTGGTTTTCTACCATAAAATCGCACATGGCTCTTTCTAAAGCAACAGCATCACCGTCTTCGCCAAATACCCACGGAGTGCTAGACTGCGTCAACGAGTCATGCGGTCCTAGTTTAAATTCCATTTTTCTTTATCGTTTCTATTAAATGTTTTTGTGTCTCTGAAATAGTTTTTGGTATTTCGATCTTAATTCTAACCAACAAGTCTCCTCTATGGGTAGTATGCAATTTAGGTAAACCTTCTCCTTTGCAACTTAGTACAGTGTTGGGTTGTGTTCCTGCCGGAACAACTACTTTAAATCTTCTACCGTTTATTGCGGAAACTTCTACCTCGGTACCGAGCATAGCATCCCAAACAGAGATTGCACGGTGGCAATATAACGTGTCACCGTTACGCTCAAACTCAGGGTGCGGCTTAACGATAACGCTAACTAACAGGTCCCCTGCTGGTAAATCTTTATAAAGGTCGTCGCCTATTCCTTGATAGCGAACTTGTTGTCCCGATTCAACTCCTGCAGGTATTCTGATGTTTATAGTTTTCTTTCGGCCTCCAGGCACAGCTACTTCAGCATCGAACTCTTTTCCAGTAAGGACTTCTTCTAATGTAACTTCAACGTGTATTCCAATGCTTTTGTTTCGTCGAATAGTTTGCTGCCTGCTAAAACCGCCCATTCCAAACCCAAAGTTTTTAAAGAATTCATTTAAGTTATCAGCACCAAAGGGAGAGTTAAACGGTCCTTGTTGATTCTGTCTTCCCATGTTTGGTTGAGCATTCGGGTCTATTCCCATGTCTACAAGATTTTTCTTGTCTGGATCGGACAGAGTGTCGTATGCGGCAGATATCTCTTTGAACTTTGCTTCGTTGCCCCCTCGATCAGGATGGTGCTTCATCGCTAGACTGCGATAGGCCTTTTTAATTTCTTCAGGAGATGCGCCTCGGTTGAGGCCTAGAACAGAGTAATAGTCCATTTGTGTATTATACAACAATAATAGGGTCATGTCAAGTGACCCTATTATTTACTGAACAATTTTGAAAGATTACTTCTTATTGGCGTTTTCTATTGCAGTACCTTTAAACTTTTCACGAACCCGTACTTTAACACAGTTTTGTTTGATCTTACCAGTAGTGTCCATAACCGGTTTGCCATTCTTACCTTGTATGTCAATACAGACAATTTTGTAAACAGGGTCTGCTAGGTTGGTTTCAATCACTGGGCCTGATTTAGGCGTTACTTCTTCAGATTTAACTTTAGCAACGTTAAATTTCTCATCTCGAGATTCAATGCTAGGCGCAACAATTTCTGGTAGGGAACAGCCAAGTAGAAATAAACCCGATAATAATGTGATTAGTAATTTCATTTTACATTTCCGGATCAAGTGACGTAGGTACACGCCTAGGGCTAGATGTAGAAGTAAACTTTCCTGTAGACGACGAGCTGTCTTTGCTCATCCATGCAGTGACGCCCATATAGGCACCTACAATACCTGCTTGTGCAATATAAAACAGTCCTAATAAGTCTGCCAGCGCAGCAACTCTAGTCTCAGATACTACTGGTAAAAATAATCCTATAGTAAAAAGAATCATAGATACAATTGCAACCCACGCCATGCGGCGGTGCGCGTCGGCTTTTTCTTCTCGGAGTTCTAGTTCTAACATATCTTGTGCATTGTCGAGTTCGTCATCGTCAACTATGCCATCATAGTTGACATCGTACTTATTGTATCTCGAGTCAACGCAGAATTTTTTTGGTGCCATAGCTCGCTCCTATTCTACCGCTTCAAATTCAAATATTTGTTTTTGTGTTCGATACCAATCGATCCAAAGGTCGTTTTGAATCCTACACTCATAATATTGTTTATAGTTTTCAGTTACAACTTTTAATATTTCGCTAAACTGTGTGGTACCTTCGGCAACTTTGAATAACTCAGGACATGCAGTCATAAGTTCTTTAGGTGCTTCTGGAAAGTTTCTTTTTACTGGTACGGTTAAACATCCTGATAGTATCAACGCAGAATAAAGGATTACTAGATATTTCATTCCTCATTCCTTTCAGGAGTTGTTGCTGCTTGGTTATGTATTAAAATAGCCTCAGGAGCTACTTTACATTGTTCGTCTATGACTTTTTCTAATTCTTTAATTCTTTCTTGAATGCTAACAGTATTGTCTCTTACTACTTTTATTTTATCACGGTATTTCACAACAACTTTAGAGTTAGCTTCTTTGGCTTTCTCTTCAGCTACTTTTATATTGGCTTCTAGTTCTGCTGCCCGTTCACGCCATTGCAGTTCAACATCGTAGCTTCCTTTAAAATATGCTCCGCCAACAAGCAAGGCCACACTGCATAGTTGTATTAATAGCTGATACGGAGCTAATGCCGGTAGCCAACTAGCCAGTCTGTGTAAAAAAAAGAATGATAGCACTGTGCCGATCACACCAGCTACTAACATCAAATTGACGATGTATAGTAATAAATCACCCGGTATGAGGGACAGAATCCACATATCAATCTATGCCAAACATGCGTAGGGCGTGAGTAAAATGCTTGATAGGATCTTCTAATCCAATAGTTCCGCCGCTTACTGAGTCGTTTACTAAATGCATTATGAAAACCCCGTTATTAAATATGCTCAAATCGCAGTCTGATTTACGGATAACTAACATACACTATTTATTTAAGTTACTTAAACTATTAAGGCACTGTAGCAACTTCAAGAAATATCGGCTGATAACCACCGATTGCTGCAAGCTTAAGAAAGAATCTTAATAGCCGAGTTATATTTTTCTATTCGGTCGGCTATTCCTATTTGCCCGCCGTTGATCCGTTTCGTCATTGTAATAATATCGCCCTTGTCGGCCCATTGATTGAGATTGTTTTGTTCCCAGAACCAGCAAGCACTTTGTACAGCACCTTCAAAAGTCTGTAGATACTCTGGTATTTCTTCTAATGGTGTATCGATACTGGCAGCAAATAATGTGTAGTTATTTTTTCCGGTTAATTGAATCAGCCCGCGACCTAGGTAACGGAAACCGTCGCCCGATGTTTCGTCACCGTTGCCCATACGATTAGCATAAACACGATTAGCAATTGCTTCTTGCTTATTTGGTAAAGATGCATATTTGTTAGCAATAGCATCGTCTGGAAAATATTTAGGGAATACTTTTCTTAGGCTTGCGGCTCGGTAGTTTAGGTTTTCTTTTAAGAATTTAAAGTTTCCGCTCTCGTGAGAGCATTGTGCTAACCATGCAGCTACACGCTCTGGAGTGTTGATTTCATATACTGGAAGGATTTTGCAAATAGCGTCATACCAATGATCTAAGTACAGGTTATTCCCGATCATTTCTTGGAGGTGGTCTTTTCTAAAATCAAAGGTAAAACTCATAGTTATATCCTTTTAAGTAACATAGATGCACTGCCATTGGTGAAGAGGAAGTTCTCCCCAAACTTACTGATGTCGTAATCTCCTAATACCTTAGTTAACCAAAATATCTCACTAGTGGCCTGTTCATCCATTAACAACGGATCTGTAATACCTTCTAACATCGTTTGAGCGTTGTCTTCTTTAACGATCTTTAACTGCACCTTTTTATCAAAAGGTTTATGTATAGTAAGAACATCACCTTCTAGTGTTAAATCGTCCATGAGTGTTTTATTAAAAAACTTCTTAACACCCTCAGTCTTCACTTTAACTAATAAGCCGTCATACGCATCTGGTGTTTGAGGAATAACCCTTGTTAGGGTTTCTTCAGTTACAGGATATGTGTTGGATTCTTTGTGATACTTAAAGCGGAAGTCGTCGATTCCTGTGAGTTTTTTCACTCCGTATAGTATTTCGTTGATGTCTTCCGAAAGCCTGGGAGTTCTTTTTAATTCAACAAATACAAAATATTCACCTTCCTCGTTTTCCCCGGCGCTAACATCAGCATCAAGAACCTGACCATAACCTTTTTCAATAAACTCCATTAAGTCTCTTGCAGGAGCACGATCGATTGCGCGAAAAGATACCACGCAGACATCACGATCTTCACCCATCTTTGACCGATACTCGTCAACTTCGATAGTTGGGTAGATTAGTTCTTGAAGATCTAACGGGCGCAGACCTTCGGATAATATTTTAGATTGCGCCTTCATCTGCGACCTCCAATTGTTGTTCTTCAGCTGGTTCTATTACTGCATTAACTCCAGCCTGTCCTGAGATAATATCTTCAACTTTATTTCTATCAAGGTCGGCGTAACCACGTTTAATGTCGTTCATTAACTTTTTAGGCATGATTATTTTAACCATCCAGATATCTTCATGATCGACTTTACCCTTTTTCGTACCCGGCCGTATGTCATCGGGCTTGCGTATTTTTCTAACCTTGGCTATTTTGCTTTCTGCGAATTCTACCTTGCAACCGTAATCGATTAGAGCTAACCCGCCTTTAGGTTCAGGCATTGTATCTTTAGGCCACATAAATGTACATTCTACAAAATACCGTTTTTCGTGAGGGCCGCTAACTAGCTCTCCATCTATCCAATTGTCGTAAACATAGACATCTAACTCGTCTAGAACACGCTCAAAATCTTTAAGCAGATTTAGCGCATTATTAGATCCGTAAAGTTGTTCTATGTTTTGTATGATATCTTTAATGTCTGTAGGCATGATTTCTCTCCATTGTATTTATCAGTCTAGGTCTTTGTAAACAATAGTTATTACTCCACTTCATTCGAGTTAAATAAAAATGTGTTCGGTGAGGGCACAATCAGAGGTCCATACCTAACACACTACCAGGAGGGCTAATCTTAATATGAAGAAAAAAAGATCGCAGCAAGCAGCAGTACTACAAAGCAATGTAATAAACTTTGATCCACGATTTGATCGTCCTTATGAAGAAACATTTGAACCTAGAAAGAAGAGAGTTCAAATATATCCCAAAAACCTCAGCCAAGAAACCTACCTATTTAAGCTAACTGATCCGGAAAAAATGATTATTTTTGCCGTTGGACCAGCCGGCACAGGTAAAACCATGCTGGCGGTACAACATGCGATAACTCAGTTTAAAAACGGACAAGTGGATAAAATCGTTATTACTAGGCCTGCAGTGTCTGTTGATGAACAGCACGGGTTTCTACCTGGAGATCTTAATCAAAAGATGGAACCATGGACAAAGCCGATTATGGACGTGTTCGCAGAAAATTATAATTCGAGAGAAATCAAACGAATGTTAGAAGAGGAGATAATTGAAATAAGTCCATTAGCGTACATGAGAGGCCGCACATTTAAAAATGCTATCATCATTGCAGACGAAATGCAAAATGCGACACCTAGCCAAATGAAGATGTTGTTAACTAGGTTAGGTACAGGATCTAAGATGGTTGTTACAGGAGATCTACAACAAGCTGACCGACCCTCGAGCAATGGTCTTTTGGAGTTCTTAACTTTATATAAAAACTTTGAAAATCAACGTTACGTTGATGTTTGTCATTTCACCGTAGGTGATATTGAACGTCATGAGGCAGTAAAGGAGATTTTAGCGATTTACGGAGATTCTTAAATTAATAAAAAAAAGGGGGATTATTCCCCCTTTTCTACTTCTGTGTTTTCTCTCTTCTATAACCTTCTGGTATATTATCAGCTGGCATAATCTAATGAGTATGCCACACCGTTAGTGATCTAGATCATTCCTCGATTCTTTCTACTTCGAATCTGAGCTATTCGTTTTAAGTGCCTCAGCATGTAGCACTTTTATGTACCCTCTATCGATAACTTTTCTACATTAACACCACATTTTGTAAGAAACTGTATTCCATCATCACTACGATACGAATCTCTGTAGTACACATGCAAAATTCCTGCTCCGTAAATGCTTTTAGCACATTCTAAACACGGAGCATGAGTTATAAACATTGTAGAACCTAACCCGCCTTCGTTACCTTTAGCAAGTTTATCTAGAGCATTTCGCTCCGCGTGAAGTACCTCTGGCTTAGTTTTCCAACCAGAACCGTAGTCACCATCTTCAAACCAATATTCACAGGTGTTGTCCCACCCTGCCGGGGTACCGTTGTAGCCAATAGAAATAATACGGTTATCTTTAACAACAATAGCACCTACATGTAATCTTTTAGCATGGCTAAGTTCAGCAAAGGTTTCAGCAACCTTCATGTATGCTTCTATAAATTTCTGTTTCATTCTAATGGATTACCCTGTTCGTCTACTTCTAACCAGGTGTGGTCTCCCATGTATTTTACTCGTACTTGGTATTGATAGTCCTCTGGAGCACCTGTGCACCAGTCGTTAGGCCCGTGATATACTAGTAATGTTTTTTCTTTTCGTTTGTCCCAGACTAACCAGTAGCAGTGTCCCATGACTATCTGGAACTGATAATCGGCTGCATGAACAGCGTTGGTGACATCTAAACGCCTCTTAATGCTGTCTGCCTGTTTCTGTAGAACAGCTACGAGTTCCATTATCCTGTTGTATTCTTGCTGTGCATACATTCTAGCATGATTAATCATTATGTCTTTTTGTTTAGACACTGGGATCAGGTCAAAGCTAGGAGCACCTACTTCGGTGGGATAGGGCGTGACATTTTTATTAAAAAAGGAAACTAATCCTCCTCCAATATTTGAATCGTAGCTGTCACGCCCTTTAGCAGTGTTAGATGCCTTTTTGTCTTCCATTACTCTTCCAAAAGATCTAACTTACCTAGCTTGTCTTTCCATTCGGCGTGGTCCGGTAAAGGATCTTTTTTCGTAGTAATATTAGGCCATTTTTCGCTGAGCTTGCGATTTAGGTCAGTCCAAAAAACCACATCCACTGTGTCGTCATTATCTTGTACGATAGCATTGACCGGGCATTCGGGAACACATACACCGCAGTCAATACACTCGTTGGGATTAATAGCTAGAAAGTTAGGTCCTTCGTAAAAACAATCTACAGGACAGACAGTAACACAGTCTGTATGCTTACACTTAATACAGTTTTCTGTGACTAGATAAGTCATGCTGTATTCCTAGCAAGTCTAAATTGAATTTTTTCGTTTACCTTTACCATCATATTTCCTAATGTTATCTAACCAAGTTATAACCTGTAAATTAGTAGGATCTGCTATATCCTCAACAGGTATGCTTTTTTCAAACCCTTCTCTAACAGAAACTATATGATCTATATGATGAGCTCCGTCTATTCCTGCTTTACTAATTTTTTCTTTAGTTTCTGCACTATGTCCATATCCTGTCTTTTGTCTTGTTTTTACTCTTTTTTCGATATTTACAGGACATTGACTAGGATTTTTAGAACACCTTACTGAACCGTCTTTATTTTTAAATTTGCCTTCATTACTGCAACCATATTTACAAAGCATAATAAACTCCTTACAAGTTTATGTAGCTAAACTAATTAAAGTTGCAGTATTAAAGACGACTTAACTTTATGAGCGTAGCTGCAAGATTGATCTCTGGATCAGCAATCAGTGTATGATCAACGAGACCTTGTTTAATAATCAACACAGCTTTGTCTTGCTTTTCTGTATCGCCAAACACTTCAAGATTATTGTACAGCCAGGTATAAACTTCTTCCATTTCTTCTGCACGGAGTTTGCCGCACAAGAGTTTTCTGGCATCGTTGATCTTGCCTGCTTTGAAAAGTTCAACCATGTCAAACTTCCAGTCAGCTTCGCCGCTATCGCCTTGACTAACAGTTACTAGCACTCCGTCTTGGACGTTTTGTTGCAGCAAGTTAATACACTTGCGTAGATCGGGATAGGTTGCCTTAACATAGTTGTCAAGGGTATCGAGCTCAAAGTCTACACCTTCTTCTACAAGAATAGTAGCTACACGGGCAGTGAACTCTGTTTGATCAGTCTTTTCAATGTGGAAACCTTGACAGCGACTATGCAGAGCAGGAATAATCCTGTTAGGATAGTTGCAGGTTAGAATAAATCGAGCAGTGCTGTGATATTCTTCCATAACACCACGCAGTGCTGCTTGTGCGTTTGGAGTCAAGTAGTCTGCCTCATCAAGTAGCACAACTTTGAACGGCCCAAACGGCATCATAGAAACAAAGTTAGTGATCTTGTCACGAACATCCTCGACGGAGTTAGTCCTAGAAGCGTTGATCTCAAGGACATCATAGTCCTCGATACCAATTTCGTTAACAAGAATCTTGGCTAAAGTTGTATTATGATGAATGACACCGTTCGGTGTTAAATATTGATGTGGAGCATCTAGTGAGACATCGTATACTTCGCGCTCGCCTAGTTCGTTTACCCCAATGACGGATACTGGACCTATAGTAGTATCTACCGCTGTGCAGTCTTTAATCGGTTTAACTTCTCCGTTTTCGAAGACTAAATGGTTTACCGAACAGGAAACAGTCCTGCCATCTTCAAGTGCGTAGGTAGCTACATTATGTAGCTTTTTTACAAAAGCGCGAATTGGTATGTATCCAGTGGGTGATTCAATGTTCACAGACACAGTTGGTGAAACAGGAGTTTCGTATTCGATATGATCAATATCGAGAATACTAAACAGTTCTTTAATTGGAAGTTTTGCACGGATTACAGTATTCATTTATAAAGTCTCTACATTTAGTTAAAACATCAATTTTATTGGTTGTTACATCTTTAGACCAAATTACCATTATATTGTACCCTAATCGTTGCAAGGTGTCAATCTTTTCGGCATCGTAATCCCATATATCTTTTACAAGTTTTTTTGATCCAGAATGCCATTCATTTTCTGAAAACATTCGTTCATCGGCATGCCAAAAACTTCCGTTATATTCAATAATGCAATTATCGATCTTGTAATCTACAAGATAAAATCTAGAGCCCGAATTAATCCAATATTCGGGTCCTTTATACCCGGTCACTGATTTGGTTGCTAGCGTATGATCTAGCATAGCGTCTAATTCTACAAAAAAGTTTTTCGATTCTAAAGATATTCCGGAATTTGATTCTAATCTCGAGCTAATAATGTTAGATGCAACATCGACGCCGAATTGCTTAATTAAGTCAGCATATGTACGACCTTTAGATTTATTAATCAAATTTTGAATTTAGAAAGGCGTTCAATTTGATCGGACGTTAGCGTAGTTATATCGATTTCCACCAAAATTTCTTCGTTTCCGTCAAGACACTTCCCAATACCTGCACTGCCACTCAACAGCAAGTGAGGGATACTCTTGTCCTTGACCCAAGTTTCAACCTGCTTGCGTTGATGGTCGTCTCTAAACACATACCCATCAACGGTTTTCGGGCGATATGCCTCGACCCATAGCTCTTTCATTGTTCGTAGCCTTGCTTGATAAGTTGTTCTTCGGTTTCAACAGGATGAACGAATTGGCTGAGATTTGGCGGAACCCAACCGATGGGTTTGAGCACCTTGCCATCTTCACGCTTACGAACTTTGCCAGTTTCTTTATCAATCTTAGCAAAGTTCGTACTCATAACTTCTTTCCATCCACTTTCGCCGTCTGCCCCCATACTATGGATAGCACCGATAGTAACCACTAGAATATCTTCAAGAGCATCAAGTTGCTCTACACGATCTCCTCTAGTAATAGCTTCTTTCAGTTCGTTAAACTCTTCTTCAATCAGTTTAACATAAAGTTTATATTGTGATTTATTAAACTCGCCTACACTCTGATCGCAGGCTCGCATAAATTTCTCTTGATCTCTAAATGGGTTCATTGTTTTTATTCCTGTGCCTTTTGTTTATAGTTTCAACTCTTTGCATTAACTCAAAATCAACATCTAAGTCTATAGCTTCGGTTATTATAGCAGCTACGTCTTTAGGAAAACAAGCCCCACCGTAACCAAACTGTCCGTCGGGTCCTGGAACGTCCATGTGTGTGCGCCCGATACGGTCGTCGAGACTCGCAAGTTTCTTCATGCTGCGCCATTCTATGCCTTCTGCTCGGCAGAGATTATAGAAGTCGTTCATGAAAGTTACTTTCATAGACATATAGCTGTTCATCATGTACTTAAACAACGATGCTGTCTTTATGTCAGTGTAGACAAAATTTTGATCAGTTACTGGGACTCCAGTCCTAATAACGTCTCTGGCACGATCGCACCAGATGGGATTGCCGCCAATAACGAAAAATCCAGCATTGCTATAATCTGCGATGTTGTTAGCGGCAGTTAAAAATTCTGGACTATAAACGATATTGGGATATTTTTCCTGCAGTCTTTCATAAACACTGGGGGGTGCTGTGGTCTTGCAGATAACAGGCACAGGGTTTTCAAACTTAACAGTCGAAAAGAGATCGTCTAGGCCGTTTTCTAGGTACGAAGTGTCGCAGCGTCCATCTTCTAACATAGGACTAGGTAAGCAGACAAATATAGCGTCCACATTTGCAAATTCGCTTAGTGCTCGACTGTCTTTGAGTTTAGGATCTCTAATGATTTGATCCTGGTGTTTGTGGGCCCAGCCCACTGCAGATCCGACATAGCCGAATCCTATGATTCCTATTTTCATAATTTATATTGGTGTATTAAACTGAATCGCCAACGATTAAGTCAGCGGCTGTGGGCTCTTCATCACTTACTGCTAGAATGCCATTGACATCAATACGATGTATGTTTTTCTCTCCAGTACCGTCGTTGATTTTAACAGCACGAGTCCAACGGCCATGTTCTACAAGAACCCATTGGCCCACATGTACATCTTTCTGTTCAGGACCAACAGCATAGACCTTGCCCCATCGAGGATGAACTCCGTGTGCCTTGGCATTGTCGCTGCGCAGTACAATGCCGCTGGTAGTTTTCATTTCTCCAAAGTTCATGTCGCTGGCAATAACGTGATCATGTATAGCACATATCTTGATATGTTTAGCTTCGTATGCTGCCATGATTATTTCTTTCTCTTAGAAACAACGTCTTCGTCAATAGCTCGAGGATTATTCTTATGGTAATCTGCTAAAATTTGGTCTCTAGTTCGAATAATTTTTCCGCCGGGTCCTAACTCATCTCCTCGGGCATTAACTCTAATATTGCCTACAGCAGGTGTAGTCTCGTGCCGAAGGCTTAGCTTTTCCATATCGATTTCTTTTCCTCTAACGCTGGTATATGTTTTACCCATTACTTTCTCCTTAACTTTCTTCCTTCTAGGATGCGTTTAGCATTTCGTTTAGCAATACTGTTTGGACTTCTTCTTTTTGACATATTATGTTTCCTTAAAAAATTCGTTTATTGGCAAATCGTATTTAACACTGTCTATCCGGTGAATCCCTATTAAAAAGAGTGCATAACTAGCAACACTGCTCCCTCGACCTACTCCCCAAACTATGTTGTTGTCTTTTAATGTGTCAACGATATATTTTATCGTTTTAAGAAGTGGAATCATGTTATGTTTCTTAAAAAGATCTAACTCGTTAAGCAGTCGATCATGGTTTTCCAAAGGACATTTATGAAGCAAAAATTCTTCAATGTCCATGTTTTTATATTTTGAAGGGATAAACCAGTTACTAGAATCTATCTGTGTTTTAGGAATTGGATAATCGAGTCGTTCTTCCCAAAGATGATTTAGGTATTTCGAAATATCATCAACGGTTTGACAGTGAGTAAGGACACCTGGCCCGTGTCGCATTACACCTACAACTAGTTGTTCTAGAGTGTTATTTTCATTCCACATTTATTAATTGATCCAGATCGCCATCCATTTGTTTACGAGACGTTTGCATTTTTTCTGCATACCTTTTCGACATCTCATTTTTATATATTGTAACAAATGTTGCTATCTGTGTCAATAGATTAGGATTACCTAAACGGTAAGCTTGGTAATATTTTTTGTTCAACTCGACGATTTTATCCTCGATTTCAGAATCTTTGAGTTGGCTAAGGTCGCCTTCAAAAGGATGGAACACTATGAGTAATTAGATCCTAGTAAATGTGCCAACACTATATTCCCATTAAAAACAACAAACTCTACAACGCTTATAGAATTTGCTATGATAGAAATTGGAATATTAGTCGGGTTAGATGGATATAAGAATCCTGAAGTTGCTATATTTCTATTACCGATGCTATCTTGAGCTACAACTAAGAGGATTCTTTTTGTAAGTCCTAGAGGTGGAGTGTTAATAAACGATACATTAGTTATGTTAGAAGCTAACGTAACAGTGGATATATCAACTTCACAGTCAACCGTGATTTGATTATCGCTGACAATTACGGCACTGCTATTCCCAAAGAAATTTTCATTACCGGGGTAACCTTCAGTATTAAGTGTATCTAAGAATCCTAGATATTTTATATAAATGCTTTGGGATCCCCATCGCCAAATTTCTACCACAACTGGATCAGAAACTGATTTTACAGTTAAGTCACCAAAACTCCCCACTGGCATTGCCGGAAAGTTATTCTTTTTTATCAGGGTAGTGCCAGTGGTTCTAAATGCCACGGTTCGTTCTTGCCCGTCACTATACAGTTCAAGAGTAACTTTTCCGACACCTATGTCGCTTGATCCAAATAAAGACGGATCGCCGGGGAAATTTAAAAAATCAAAAATAAAGGGTTCGCTGGCATTTCCAGAACCGACTTTAAAAATCTGATAATTTCCGTTTTGAAAATCAACAGTTGTTGGGCTAATGTTAATGCCATTCCCATCAAATCCTAAAAGTTTTTGTTCTCTTACATTTTCTAAAACAGCATTTTGAATCTTCTTGAGATTATAATCGGTATTAACATCAGTCCTGGCCACATTATCCTGGAGATCGGTTATTTCTTCGTTGGCAACTCGAAGTCCTTGTTTAATAGCGTCGAAATTATCTCTAAAAACCTGCGTGTCATTATCTTGACCTGCTACAGGAAAATCTTCGTTTATTGTTTGGTAACTAATATTACTCACGGTTTCTTTTCTCCACGTTGCGGAAACGCTAGATATTTATCTTGTATTTCTCCGTCAAGAATATCTATGATATATCGATCGGCAATAAACTCCATTAATTTAAAATCAAAGCCACGAGCTCTAATCTTAGCCATTATTTCTGCAGATTTTCCAGGTTTAGCGTAGCATAAAACCAGGGCTTTAGTATACCCTAGTTCATAGTCTGCTTGATCTTGTATACTTCGCATCCAAAGAGGCAACAACTCTCGATCGCGAGCTCCAACAGTTCTAATTCTAGATCTCATATTTTTTATGGAATTAGGAAACACTCTTTGATGATCGCTGTCACTTACAAAGGGAATATCACTATCTACAGTTATTGCATTGTAGCTAGTTAATACTTTACTGTTAATCGTATTTTTAAGATTAATTACAGGACTGATACTCTTTCCGTTCTTTTCATATTGATCTACTATATCTACATAAACGACTTCGTATATAGTTTCTTGTGTATTAGGGTCTTTGGCAGTAGCTGACTTTAAATCCCCAAATAATAATCTTTTTCTATAATGATTTCTACTCATTGCCTGAACGTATTTATAGGCAAGAGTACTTTCAATCCCACTAAACACTATCATCTTTAATTCTGGTTGGATTCCAAAGTTAGGATCTCCGTATCTATAAAGATTCGTTGGATTAAAGATCGAGATATCGCCGATAAAATCATTCCATGCTAGTCTTTTTTCTTGATTCTGAAACGCCTTTACCCATAAATTTGCAAAGGTTATTTCTGTAGTCGAGCTCACAGTTATAAAGAATTCTCTAAAGTTTTCTGCTGCAAATGATGGATCTCTAGCTTTTATTGTAAACTTAAAGACATTATCAAAAGTCGTGGTCGTATTGTCGAAAGTCGTGACTCCTGCGGACGAGTCATAAAATCTTGTTAGACCCGGCCCTTCCGTAGATGGGTATTGTCGGATTTTACCAACGATTAGACCGTTTGAAAGAAATGATAAACCCGGTGGAAGTTGGCCGCTAATTAGTTCGTAAACAACTTTCCCTCCATATAGTTGACTAGATGCCTCTACATAGAGGTCGCTGGCTCGGTTGGGTTTTATGGGTCCCAGGGAGCTTGGGGTTATCCAGGTAATACCGCTCTCGAGTTCGCCTATTACTTCGAGTGTAAATGTTTTTTCAGATGTAGAAATACCCGATAACCAATAATCTTCGTTACTCGGGACTGTAGATTGATTTTCTTTTATACAAAGGTATATAACCCCATTATACCTTACAGCTTGTCCAACAAGATATTTTATGCCTGAACTCCAATCTCCTAGTAGTTCGTAACCTTGGTCTTCTAAAATCGAAGTAAAGTTTACGGCCAACATTGTAAAGGTGAATGTTTTTTTGACACGATCTTGATAGGGGATTCGTCCTGCAAGTTCACCGGTAGTTGAATCAAGTTCTAGGCCAGGCGGAATAACGCTAGGGCTTCCGTCTGTGTTCAGCGGCAGCAAAAAGTATGTTATTGATCCCGGCAAACTAGGCGGATCATAAACGTCTAAGAATATCGTCACATAGTTATTAGCTCGGACCCTTCCTAGATCAGATTCTGTAATCCAGATAGGACTACGCGAACTAGTGTTGTCTGCAGTGAATAGGCTAGTGTCAACTTGGACTAGTGTATTGTCTGCTTTTAAGAATTCGTCGGTGACTACATAGATTTTAAAAATCCTAGACTCTATAGTTTCCCCGTCAGACACACCCACGGCAAAAGTATAAATTCGACTCAGGCGCCTTGGAAGTAATGGTGATTCTGAGAAGTCATATTCAAAACTATCATATATAAAACTATCATACCCGAGTGTAGAATTTTTGCCGTAGTCCAACGGCGATGTATCAAAACTTCCAGTATCGTAGGCACCGTTGTCTGATGTAGTGTATTCTAATGCAAAAATAGGATCAGTGAAACCTGAAATAATGCCATCTTCAGAAAGACTTAACCCCGGCGGCAGTTGTCCCCCTATGGGCATTAAAAAGTATTCTAAACTTTCGTTGGCATTGACATCGGGATCGTACGCTTCTAATTGAAAATTTACATAAGCATTATCTAGAACAAAATAGATTTTATTTGGACCGAGATTTAAGAAACCTTCTCGGGTGATCCATTGAGGGGAATCTGCTCCGTCAACTGCTATACTAAAGGTACGATCTTCTATATCAACACCGTCATCTGCACGAATAACAAACCTGCTTTCGGTGTACTGACGAACTTCGACTGGGCTTCCTTTGATATACCCTGTAGTAATATCTCCGTCTACTAATGCATCTTGATTTACTCTAAGGCCCCTAGGCAATCGACCGGCTATAAGAGTGAATTTCACCGGACCCACATCGGACTTTGCACGGATGGGGATACTTAATAAAATTCTTTCGGTAACCGTACTTACTAAAGCACCTGCTGGAGTCATCCAGGTTATTGCCATCTACTGGTCTCCCTAAAGCACTATTATTGTGCCAAAATTTAGATTTAATCTGCTAGGCTGAGTCACGGTTCCGAAATCGATGTTAGCTAATTGAGTTAACAGATCGATAATATGTCTAGGTTCCCCGTTAATTGTTCCAAAATCATAATTGGTCATTGTTTCTGTGATCGGAAACAATGATCTTATACTGATAGCAGAACCTAAGCTAGTTACTTCTATATCCGGAACATTTCCAGTTGGTGCAATGCCCCCTGTTAATGAAATCTCTTTAGAAAAACTTGCCTGGACGGTACTTTCGTCATCTACAGTGATGCTTCGAAACGACGGGGGATCAACTGAATCAATTTTTACAGTATTAGGTAAATCAGTTAATATTATATTTGTACCGGCAAGGAGATTTTTAAAAACCAAAGTACTGATGCTGTCTATCTCGACTTTTTCTTTAAAAATTCCAATACCGGAATTTCCTGTTGTATTAGTTGCGGTTATGTTGCTTACTTGTAATAATTCTGAAAAATTAGCATTAACTTTCTGAAAAGCTGTACGTAGGTCATCTCCTAGTCCATCATTTACTACGTTACCTATATTGATTGGTTGTACAGTCATAGTCTATTCTCTTTAGTATATTTAACAAAGATTACCAAGTATCAGCACTCCAAGACACACGCTTCCAGATATTGCTTTGGCCGTCTACAAAGTCTGCTATACAATAATAGAGATAGTCATTGGTAAATGCTAGATCACCTGCACGATCGCCATTAGCACCTATACTAACACTCGGTGAATTGACTACACGCCCACCTGCCCAAGCAGTGGTCTGCTCAGTAAGATCTGGGAAAGTTATTTTAGCGGGTATAGTACCTTCACCCGTGAGTCGTGCCGTAAATGTCCAAGTACTTTCATCTTCTGAAAAACTCTTAGTTTTGATCTCAACATTCTTTGAACTGTCGCTGACTCTAACGTAATTGCCTTCACCACCTAAGAACAAGTCTGCTGAACTGTTGTCTATAGTACCGCCTGCTCGCAGGTGTATGTGATTAGGTTCGGTGGGATCTACAATGATGTATTGATCATTGCCGTAACTACCATTGTTTCTAAACAATGCCGCATCTGGGATTAGTTTAATAGTGTCTAAATTTAATCCATCACCGGAATCAGCACCAGATCCATAAAATACACCAGGTGCTAGAACCTTGCTCTTGATATGTGTTCGAACACCGTCAAACAACAACAGCTCTGGTTTTTCGGTGTTGTTGTCTTCATTGACATAGACACCAATCTCGCCGAACGGGCGAATCTCGTCAATCTCGTCAGCGTTAGAATCATTGCCGTTTACTTGACTTACTGTAATTCTTCTTATGGTTGTCATTTTCTTAACCTTTGATTAATCGTAATACTCTGAACCGTAGAACACCTTAGCAGTCCAATGTATCTTTAGTGTTCTTTCTTCACCGTCTATGCGACGATAACTAATAGATCCTTCATTTTGTACTAGCCATAAGTCATCGTTTTCACAATCGGAGCTACCACTTGCCACTTCACTATGACTAATACGTCTTTCTCCGCTGTCGTCTACAATATGAATAGTTCCAATAATAGTACCATCACCGGTGTAAGCATGATAATCTATAACAGCGCCACGGAAGTCAGTAGCACCTCCTGGCAGTTCTGCTTTACTCCACCATACTACCGGTAGTCCACCTGTTTGATATCTAAAGTAAACGGTATCGCCTTGATTATAGGTTAATGTTGGGTTTTCTACGAAGAAATATCCATATTCACCTTCTGGTACTGTAGCACCGCCGTTCCAACGATACCAAGTTGTGTTGTCTAGAGAAAACTCCATGTCCTCTACGTTCTCAACATACTGACTGTAGTTATCAGTGATAGTGACTATTTCATTAGGATTAGTAACATAAAGTATGCTGGTATCTGTTGCCGATCGACTAGTTACTCCGATTATTGTAGTATACGAAAGTTCGGTAAAACTAACTTCTTTATAGCCCGCAACTTCTTCGATTCTACGGTTTCCGGATGCTGTAGATTTCACACGCCCTAACCCCTCTGCAGTAGTTAGCACAGTGCCGTCACTGAATCGCAGTCCTTGTTCAACCTGTGTAGCATCAATCTCTGTGCGAGTATATGAGAATCCGCCACCGTTGTCGCCCTGTGTCCAAGACAACCATTCTATCAAATAGTATTTTTCTATGCTAGGCACGAACATTATAGCCTTGCTGCCTGGCACTACATTACCTAAGTTACCACCATAGGCAGCATAAAAGGTAGTGTATGTTCTACGCTTGATATTGCTTAAGTCGGTAGTGTTGCCTACACTCCATAATGTACCTTGAGGACTGATAGCTTCATTCCATCCTTCTTCAGTGAATGGGTTATAGATACCTTGATTGACTCCCCGAGTGACACCAATCTGTAGGGTGGAATCATCTTCAATGATGTCTACGTTGTCAAAAGTAGCATTATCAAGTTTGACAAAGTTTATTGGTATAGCACGGAGTGGATAGTTGGTCAGTGTTAGATTAGTCAGTGCCGGATCATAGGTTCGATCTGTGGCAAACAATTCGCCAGTGTCTGTGGTGCTGTTACCGTCTGCGCCGCTACCGCCGCTGGTTGACATTGTCGTGGCTGAAGATCCAGTAGCGAATATACCAAATACACTATTATCATATACCGCAACGTACTTAGATCCTGCGCCAAATTGTGCTGTAGCATCCTCTACTATTACCCCACTAGCATAACTGATTTCCTGTGCGAGGTTGGTGTTGATATAGTTACCTGTATCGTATTGATCTTCTCCGCCGTCACTGATCGAGTTTTCTGGCCACTGTGCTGGCGGACGTGGCAATGTGCCCGACGCTGTGAAAGAAGTAATGAATCCAGATATATTAACCTCTGTGATAGTTATAGTCACATCGTTATCTGGAGATAACAGCGGAGTACCTTGATAACTTATACTAGTTCCAGGTATAATTATGACATCACCTTGTGTATAGCCACCAGCAGTTTGACCCCAACTGTTAACGCTGATAGTGTCGTCTACTAGGTTATAATTTAAGGAATTGACACTAAATGATGATCCTGTTCCTTGTCCTGATAGATCAGCATTCACAGAGAAACTAGTGTCGTAATTAAAAAACTCAAAGTTCGCAACCAATCCGCCTGCGGCTGCTGTGAGCGTGGCGATATTAGTGTAGAACGCTAATCGCATAGCCTCTATGGTATTAACATTACCTTCCTCGCCGCTGGCTAATATTACCGTATCAATGGCTGTGCGGGTGAATGCCTTTAGTGTGTCAAGGCTCTTTTCACTGTTAGTATCACCGTAGAGAACAAACATAGCCACAACATCGCTGTCGCCTAATCCTGTGACTGCAAAGTCATCATCTCGCCCACCTTGACTGTCTATAGTACTGGCTGTAATGGATGTGTCTTTGTAGATCACAATTTTACTGACTGTTAGTTCATTTGTACTACTATTAGCATAAACGCGACCATAACGAGCACCAAACCCTTTGTAAGGATCGCCCGGAACGGTTACGGTTAGATCTACAGTTCCACTGCCTTGACCTAACAATCCCTGTGTATCAGTTAAGTCTGAAACATCTTCTGGGATAGCAGGAATATCCTCTGCTGTGATAAAGTTTGAAATATCCGGCACAACAGCACTGAGAGTACCCATGCCATCGATAGTTAGATTGTTACCTACTCTAATACCGCCCAATACTGATCCAGTAGCGATAGACAGTGTATAATTTCCGTCTTCGGCATTAAGAGTACCGTCTTCTGCTATGCTTAGATTATTACCTACTTTTATCGCACCTAAAATCGTGTTGCTAGCGATTGGTAGTTGATAAGCCTCGTTTCCGCCAGGTATAGGTTCTTCGGTTCCCTCACCTGGATTTGAAACCTGTGTGATCGATAATTTTCCACTAGTATTGGATAACTTAATATCACCGATATAGATAGATCCATCGGATACAAATAGATCTTTCCAGCGTCGGTCTGCTGCTCCGAGACTGTGTTCACTGTCTGTCGAAGGTAGTAGACTTTCTGCGATCGCTGAGAAGTCTGTGATACCTGCAGTGAAATATGCGAGATCGCCCCACTGGTTAACACCGTCACCTATTTTTAGTAATCCGGTATCTAATTCAAATCCCACTTCACCTTGGCTTAGAACAGGATTACTTGCAGTCCAGTTTGCTGCTGTGTCTCTACGTAGTTGAATTTTTGTCGCCATGTTTTATGCTCCGCTTCCGTCTATAGTTTAGTCGAATATAGAGGAAGCTGTTCCCCCGTCTATATTTAAGTCATTTATACTGATTATCGTTGCTGCGCTGCCGCCGTCAATGTTTATCGCAGGTGGTGTGGTTCCGCTATTTGAATACAGTTCTATAAAATTAGCATTAATTTTTTGAAATGCCGTTCTGAGACTGTCTCCACGCCTGTCATTAGCTGTATCACCGACATTAATATTTTGTATAGACATTAATTTCTCCCTACCGCTACTTCGATGGTTCCTATATGATCAGAATCATAGTTTTCTAATGCTTTACCTATGATAGTACCTGCTTGTGCTGTTTCAGTAGCAACAGCCACTCCTGGTATTCTTGAAGTCACTAACATGTCTCCTTTTTTAATCTTGCCTACTACCTTACATGGCACACGACCTTGTAGAGCTATAAGATTCTTATGTCCCGGACATGCGTCATACATAACAAATGCTGCTGTGTTAGAAACAACACCGGCTACTCTTGTATCACCTTGCTTGTTGCTTATCGTAACTTCTTTGTCGCCGCCAAATACCAAAACAGTGCCAACTTCATACTCTCGGTCACCTTCGTAATACTCTGCAAGGTCAGCGGAGTATGTTGCCTGTAATCTTGATTCATTAGGAGATGTTCCTGTTAAGGTCCATCGACCTGTAATAGTTCCTGCTGTAGTATTACCGCCAGTGGTAATTGCAGTTACCTGTATGCTCGATGCGGTTATTGGTGCATTGGCACTGTCATCAGAATTTCTAAACAAGTGACTGTCGTTTAGGTACTTGGTATTTCTATCAGAGGCATTACTGCCGCCACCTACTAACATACCGCCTGCGCCGCCATAGCCAAAATATCTAATAGTGCCGCCGGTACCAACTACGGTTCTTACGATGCCAGAGTTGGTACCAACCCCATTGCCGATATTAAGTCGTTCAACAGTAACAACATTAGCACCAAAGTTGCCCGAAGTATCACGTTGTACTAAAGTGCTGTTGCTTGTAGCCCCGGCGTAGGCAGCAGCCATATCGACTATACCGTAGTCCGAATCGTTGGTGTTGGCTGCACCGTTGGATCTGCGTAGGAAACCGGTGGTGTTATATTGACTCTTCTTAACACTCCCGCCAGCATCTACAACAGTAGAGAATGCTATAGCACTCACAGTACCGACACTACCGCTATTATTTCCTAGAACAGTTCCAGAAGCAATCTGTTGAAGCTCTGCAAAGACAATGCCGTTATCTTTGATTCTTACATAACCGTCAACAGTTTCGAAGTTGTTAGCACTGAACTTTGAAAGTCCAAGGTCGGCTTGTGATTTAGCACCTTCCCATCCTGTACTTTCAGTAAAGGTGTCGGCTTTTGTCATAGCCAATTTGCTCTGCGCGATAGCAGCACTATCATTGATCTTGGCATTAGTAATAGCACCGTTGACTACAGTTAATGGTAAGCTGTTACTTGATATTAAACCTGCCGATAAATCTCCCGAAACTGAGATGTTAACCATGTCAGTGTCCGTTCCAGTAAACGCAAGGAACTGACTTGCGGCCGGATTGCCAGCAGGAGTTAAAGCTAAATCTTCTAAGTTACCAAATTTTAAGAATCGCTTGGTAACAACGTCTTTGGGATCAGTGGGGTCAGCAACATCAACGATCTTATGGTCTCCAAGATTCATGTCGCTCTTCATAGCCAACTGTCCATCTAGGCTCATGTAACCGCCAGTGAGTGCAGGTATTAATTCTCCTGCAGGAACTACGTCACCAGTGTGTCTTAAACCTAGGCGTCGCTCAATGTAAATTCGTGACGCATATTCTACAGGAACTTTGTCAAGAGCACCGTTTGACCCACCCCCGAACGCTGTATCGGTTGAAAATTCGGAAATTGTAACACCACGTTTAAATCCGAGCCCGTTTAGGTTAGTAATAGCGATCTGAGCTGAGAAAGTGACTGTGCCAGTTCCTTGGTCTACCTTAAAGAATGGGCCTACATTAAAATTACCAAACTGATCAGTAGTGACATAGAATGTTCGACCTACTCCGCGTTCTTGGGTCTCATTGGCAGGATTAACAGGATTCTCTGACGGTCCGTAAATTTCGCTTGGGTAGTTGGTTTCTTTGTAAGACCCTGTTCCGATATCTAATAAATCGTGTCCTGTTACTCGAGTCAACGAAATTCTAACAGTCAACGAACCGTCAGATTTAAGGTCACCTGCAGGCGATCCGGATAGTAGTGTTACTGTTGAGGTATATTGTAAAGGACTTGGCGAACCTAGATCAAACGGAGGATCAACAGTAATGACCCCGAATGCAGTGCCACCTAGTTCTAGAACTCCGATATTATAATCAACAACAGTGTATTCATTTCCTAAAAATACAAATTTCGAACCGATAAGGCGATTTACCTCATCGGATCCTAATGTAACAATTGGTAATTCAGAATCTCCTGGTAATCCTAACAGTTTTCCATAATATGTAGTACCAGTACCTGCACCGGATGCTTTAATTGGAGAACCGCTAGGTACAGTACTAATTTTAAATTCAGTGGAGGTTAATCCAGCAGCCACGACGTGGTATTTTCTATTAAAACTTAATGGTGATGGTAAGGTTTCTGTTTCTCTATCAGAGACTTCAAACTTAATAACATCGCCAGCAACTAACGTATGGCCGGAAGTGATAACAACAACATCGTCGCCGGGAGTAGCAGTGAAAGTACAAGTGCCGTCGCCTGTTAATTCGTTCCCAGAAAATTCTCCTGGTTCAAAAACTGTAAGTTCGATGTAGTTGTAATTTTCTCTTAATTTAGTTGAGGTTAACCCAGATGATTCAAAGCTATGAACCCCGGAACCTGCTGTGGTAGTTACGATCGGAACACCGTTTCTAGCAGAAGATACTCTAAATGTACCTGCTAACGCATCCAAGTCTGTTGATACTACATAATAGACCCTGTTAGGCAGTAACGGCTCTGGCAATGTCCCAGTAGAACTAAATTCGACCTCGTATCCTTCACGTAATCTATGAGGTGTAGCCGACGCTTGTAATAATCCGGTGTTTGCAGTAAAAGTGTAAGGACCATTTGGGTCAGTGTATGAATCAAACTGTAATACACGATATACTTCAGTGGGCAAGTCATTTAATATTAACCCCGTGCTTGGTCTAACAGAAACGTTAATTAAATCACCAGTCAAGACTACTCTAGATCCAGCACGTATTGTCATCCTAGTGCCGTCGGGGATCTGAAAGGCAAGGCCGTCTTCATTTGCAATATTTAATCTACAGACTCCTGCAGGAAGATCAGAGGTTGATACAGCACCAATTGGATAACGTACAATAGCATTACCGTGGTCGACTTCTAGTTCACTATCGTTTAACGGGGTATAGTTATAGTCGGTAACCCATACAAGGTACCCTTCTTGTTCATTTAGGTAAGTCGGATCTGGGAAATAACAAGTGACTCCTTGTGCTAACTCTTCATACAAACTAGTTGGCGTTGGTAACTCTAATGGATCACTGCCCTGTGCAACTAAGGCATATTTACCATGAGCGCTGGATCCTGATACTGAACGAATCTGTCCGCCGTTAATGGAATAATAAGATATCCAGCAATAGTATGTGAATACTGAAACTGCTTCCATCAATCCGCCGTTAGTTGCAACAATACCATATCCCAAATCATTAATTTGAGTATAGTCGTTGGCCAACATAGACCTATTACCAGGTGTTAGTATTTCATAGATTCTCTGATATGTTCCACTTCCTGACGAGGTTGTTGTTACCGGAGTTAACGAACCTTGTGTAGCAGTAATTCTAAATTCGTTGTCAGTTAACCCATCTAGAAGAACATAGTATTCTTGTCCGGCTAATATTCCTAAAGGTAAAGAAACTCCGTTAAACACAACAGCAGCACCGGGTTGTAATTTATGTTCATTTTTTGTAATAACAGCCGGAGTACCCGAGCTTATAGTACAATCAACTGCGCCTGGTTCAAACGGAAACGGTGTGGTTTCGTCTAAAACTAATGTTGCGGTAGAACCCAACGGATTATAAGCAAAGTCTCTAACATAGTTGATTCTATAAACTGCATCATTAACTAAGAAACTTGACGGTAATTCTGGGAATCTATCCAGATTCGACACCCTTAGCCTTGTAGCAGAAAATTCAACAACGAGCTCTGCCCCCTCGCCAACACCAGTAAGAGTTTCTGCTTCATTAGGATTAGTTGGTAGGCTTTCATACGACCCCGGATCTAAGATAGAAACTTCAGTGATTGCACCACCTACAGTTATTTCTTGTACTCTTACCTTAGCAGGTTTCTGTAGATTGCTAGTACCACCAGTAATCGCTAGTATATCGCCTACAGAATAATTCGACCCACCGCTTCCGTATACTTCAACACTGGTTAGTTTGTAGATACTTTCTTCGTGGTTGAATTGTAAATTTCCGCTAAATCCGTCTACAAGTTGTCCGCCTGCAAATATTTGCTTATTAATGCTTCTAGAAAAGCTAGCAGATTCTTGGGCATACGGAGATTTAGTTAATATCTGCCCGGTTGGATCGAACACCATCATGAATCCGCCGTGTCCTTGGCAGGTAACAGCACGAACTATATTAGCATCGTTACATAAGAAAACATCTAATTGATCATTAGACTTAGGTGGGTTTAAAGTTAGCCCGACTGGAAGAGAGTCTCCAGGCTCCCAACCTGCGGTGTCAAGTGCTTTGAGATCTGTGATAACACCAGTAACTACGTCAACTAAATCTTCAAAAACTTGATAAGCAACTGTTTCTGTAACAAATGCAGGATCGATGGCTTGTACAAATGTTTCTTGAAAACTCTCAGATACAGGAGTGTTAGCTAAAACCTGTTGAGCTATTACATTTATTCTGTTAATTGCTGCTATAGTTTGACTATATTGATCTGTAATAGCTGTAAGGCTGCTGGCACTTTGGACATATTTTAATGCCGCCGATACGGTTTTATAATGCTCTCCGTATTTTAAATCGTAGATCATCGAATCTATCAAAAGTCCTACATCTCTTCTGCATAATGATCTATTATAATTAAAGTTGATCCAGATTCCTGTATTATTAATTATTTGTTGGTCAATCCATCCTACAACCTCTTCTTGAATAAATGAACGATTTAATTCTAATAACCTAGGAGCGGCTCTATAAGCACCACGGTTATTGATTCTAGGCCATACTGGTTTTGAACTGTCTGTTAAGTAGTGATAGCCAAAAACACGATCAGCAATTTCTAATCTATCGTCGACATTCTTTGCAGGGATAGAATCGCCAATACTTCGATCTCTTCTAAATTTTGAAAACCCCCAACTGCTGGTACTGACTCCGTTTTTTGGCTTAATTATAACACGGCGGAATTCATCACCAATGATAGCAACATTTCTCGGAATTCTTAATGGATAGTTTTCCTCATAGGTACCGCTTTCGATTAGAACTGAAACCTGTTTAGTAACAGTAATATCACCATAAGATATAGGTTCGCCTTCTTGGAATGATCCGGATATAACATCGACATCAAACAATTCATAAAGGTCTGTAGGGCCAGGTACTTGTTGGCTGAATCCGTGATCCTGTGCAGGCTCACCAGTAATGTCTCCAAGGTCACCGTTATGCGCTAAAATTTGTGCTATAGCTCCAGACTTCTCACCTTTGAGATATAAACCTTCTCTTATATCTCTTCCTCTAAAGGTTTCCGGGCTATTGACTAACACGTTACCAGTAAAATCAGTTCTTAACCCATTCGTAAATATGGAAAATCTTGGTAGATTCGCAACAACACTAGGAAGAGAGGTAAATCCTGTTCCTTGATTGGTAATAGTAATACCGTTAATTTTGCCTGTGGCTGGGTCTACATCTGCAGTGCCAAAAGCACCAGAACCGCCACCTCCGGTAATTCTTACAGATACTAATCCGTATGCACTCCCTGAGTTTGTAATTTTAACATTGTTAACTTTATAGTCAACATCGAACGATGCACCTAATCCGATAGGACCGATCGCTGGTGGACCACCTCCCTGCGATATCACCGTAGGGACACTAGTGGTTCCCGGCAATCCGCTGTAAGATCCTGTAGAAATAACACGGAACGAGGTAATAGCTCCTGGGGTACTTGCAGTAGCTAATACTAAAATTTTCACAGGAGTAGAAACTCTCAATACATTTGTAATACCGTTGTCTTCTCTGTATTGGAGATCTTCGTCGATGAGTGTCGTAGGGTCATCTGATGAACCGCCGGTTAATTCTAAAATATCACCAGGGAAATAATTTGATCCTGGTGAGCTTAATGTAACAGTGTCTGCACTCATTAATGGCACGGCAGCAAACCCAGATCCTGAGTCAGGAGATTCGTTTATCTTTGTTAATAGACATTTATTATTTGGGTTATTACCGTATGTGAGTATCTTCTTATAAGGTCCAATATCAGCAACCGCTTCGTTTATAAGCTGTTCTGCTTTTCTTAGACCTGCTTCGATAGAACGATAAGCATACGACAGAGAGCTGCCTTGAAGGTCTAGAGATAAATTTCCTTGATCATCCGAGCCAGAATTAGAAACATAGACATTGGTTACACTACCGAATGCTGCTTGATCTACGTACTGTTTTGTAGCTGCAATTAAACCGTCATACAACTCATCGTCTTCTGGAATAGGATTTCTAGATAAAATCAATGGACCGCTCATTCGTCCAAACGCTGAGTTTGGTCTAAACGTCGCTGGATCTATAGCATCGACCCCAGCTCTAGAAACAAAAGAGTCCGAATAAGATTTGCTAACTGCTTCGTGAGAGCTAATAGGACCTCCTGGAGTTCCTGGTTGCCCTAGCGTCCAATTTCTATTAAATTCAGAGAGGTTATTGATTCGATATTGATTATCGCCGGATCTGGCACTTAGATTTCCTCCTAAGCTTTGACCGATATCCTCGCTCCAAAAACTGGCAATATTTTTAAATTTGTTTACAATTGAAATTTCATTTTCGTTTGAATCCCAATCGATAATAATACCTTCGCCGCTTTTTAATTGTTTAAATTGTAGTCCACTTTCGGTATTATTAACAGTTACAACAGGAGTAGCAAAAGATGAAACAGGAATGTTTATCTGTCCGGAATAGCTGTCTGGAGTATCGTCAAGACCTATAAAACTAAGGCGGTCCCCAAGGCCTAGTGAACCGTATAATTCTTTAAAATTATCATTTACTTTGCGGAACGAATCGCGGATGCTGTCGCCGGTTCCATCGTTGCCTACGAGGCCAACATCAATATTTCTTCTTGCCATATGGTATCAATCCTAAGATAAATGGTTGCTAGAATATTTAGCCCAAAATTTTATAAGCCGGATGTAAATAACTGATGTTCTTGGAACTTATAAGAAAAAAAATGGTCTATACTCGAAAGAGTAAGACCGGACTAGATCACGAATATTATCGCTGGCAAAGTGTTGCTGTGCTTCGTTGCGACAATTGCGACACGTTATTCGAGCGCAACCTCAAGCAAATACACAGCAAGCGGCTCAGTAACAACTATTTTCACGTTTGCTCAAATTGTGATCCTAAACGTTTTGGGCAAAAACGTGCAGTAGAAAAGAAAAAGATTTGGGACATGCCAGCTAGCCTAGATCTTCCTGTGAGTAAGTTTTAAACTCGAAAACTAGATCCACACCCGCATCGATCACGCTCGTTAGGATTGATAAAGTCAAATCCCTCATTCAGCCCTTTTTTCATCCAATCCATGGTCATACAGTCAAGATAGGGCCTGTGCTTAGGATCTAGGTAGATGCGGATACCTTTAACATCATAATATTCTAGATCGTGCTGTGTTGATTTAGAATCAACATATTCTAGAGTATAGGCAAGACCACTACAGCCTGTTGTCTTGACACCTACTTTAATTCCTAATCCTCGACCACGTTTAGCTATAGAGGATTTAACTTTTTCTGCTGCTAGATCTGTGATGTTGATCATTTTAGTATTCCCACAAATATTTATCTCAAGATCCTAGTCTAATATTAACAACATCCCAGTTTATAATTCTCCAAATGTTTTTGAGGTATTTTGCTTTATCAGGACCGTAGTCAGTAAACCACGAATGTTCCCACCAATCTATTAGCAGTGCTATTTTCATGCCCTTGCGATACTCGTGATTTTTTATTGTTTTGATCTCACCGGCAGTGTCCATGTAAACCCAACCACTGCCCTGTATGCCCATGGCTATTTTGCTAACTTCTTCCTTAAAAGCGTCAAATGTCTTCCAGCGTTTGTTAATTAGGTCAAGGCAGGCGCCTGCCGGCCTGTTACCCACTGCTGGAGATTTTAGCTGTGGAAAGAATATATTGTGCAGTACTGCGCCACCGTAATTGAAATCATCGTCGCCTTCTTTTTTGTTGTAACGATCAACATAGGCACGAGCTAATTTTCCATAATGATAGTCTAGAGTTGCTTCGCTCATTACTGGATTTAGGTCTGATCGAGAATAAGGAATATCTAACTGTTCTAGTTTTTCTCTAGAAGATTCTGCTAAAATTACTATCTCTTGATATTTTTTTATGTCCATAGTGATATTTATTATAAATAACCTACAAGGAGATTTTTAATATGTTCAGTTTTCTAAAAAAACTTTTTGGGTTCGAAACAGAAAAAACTGTAGAAGCACCCTACAAAGTAGAAGCTCCTGTAGCTAAGGCTGTATCAGCTTCCGTGAATCCACAAATCACTGACGCTGTTACGGCGCCTGCTCCAGTGGTAAAAAATAAACCAGCAACAGAGGCTCTAAAGCGTGGACCAAAAAAGAAACCAGCGGGTCAAAAACCTTCTGCAAAGCCGGTAGTCAAGCCTGCTGCGAAGAAGGCGGTTCCTAAGCAAGGTTTAGACCGGGTTCGCAAACCCAAACAAGCCAAGTAATCTATTTGACTCATTAAAAAGCCCTTTTCGGAGGGCTTTTTATTTTACAATGTTTTTCTGTATTCATGCAGTGCAAAACTAGCTAGATTCATCAATTTTTAGATTCAATCATAGCATTCATTTGTCTCTGTTGAATCGTTGGTGATGATCAGTTGCTCAACTTCATCAGCTATATACCCGATCTCGTACTGCTTGTAATTAAAATGTCCACCGCTCATCATTCAACTCCAAAATGTTCTTCAATTTGTTCTGCTTCAAAATAACAATCAAAAGTGTCTCTAAGGATAGTAGTACACTCTTTAACAATCAACTCGGCGAACTTTTCGATAAAGGGTTGCCAATCATCACGCATTAGGTATGCATCATCAATACATTCTTCTAAGTCAGATTCTTTAATCAGATTAGCAATCTTCTCGTTCATACACGGCCTTTCAAGTTGCGGATACTTGCGGCTGCACTGACCACGTCCCATTGGTTTTCGTGACTAATTCCCAGGTGGTAGGATCAATGTATTGTTTTCTATCTGTCATTTAATTGGTTCCACCTCATTTACGCGGCCACTATGCCCAGTAGCTTGCCAAGAAACTTGTTCTGCTGGTACACGACGGATAGAGTAAAGTTCACGTTCTACTCTATACCCGCCACGTCCGTTCTTACCACGCCACATTTCTCAAACTACACAAACACTTTCACCAGGGAATGCACATTTTTCTTTAGCAACATACTTGGTATGTTCTTTATACCGTCCGCCACCTGGGATATGTATTTTGTAGTTTTTCTTGCCTTCACTAACAAGAATGCCCTGCTCCCAGTTGTAGTCTGAGAGGAAATAAATTGTTTGGTTCATTATACCGGTTTCCATAATTTAGCAAATTTTAACACGTTGGGTAAATCACTTTCGTGCGGGCAAATTACAGCACAGCTAGGCGCACCGCCTAATGTGTTATTTTCGTGTCCTAGATGCACCTGCGGCAGTTCTGCGATTTTGTCAAACTCTCGACGATTAACACGAACTACACATTTTTTATATGATTCATTTAACCATTTTTGATAAGCAGGCACGTCTTGGAACTTTAGGTGCGCAGATAGCACAGAATGCGCTACTAAGGTAGGCACCATGTAATCTGGAAATTCGTCCAATACTGCTATGTAAAGTTTCATTCTTCAACTCCGAAATGTTCTAAAATCTCAGCACTACAAGTATAACCATCGCCAGATTCTCCAAAACTTTCGCACAGGTCCGCACATTCCTGTACGATCAACTCGGCGAACTTTTCTTGGTCAAATACTTCTCTCGGAAACAGTCCATCTGGTTCTTCAATACGAGTAGCCTGTCCAGCAAGTTCTCGAATTCGTTCGTTCATAATACTCCCAATTGTTTAGTTTATGTTAGTATTATAGCATCAACGACAAGGAATGTCAAGAGGAGATAAATAATAGTGTAGTTCGCGATACTGGACATATCCAACTACCCTAATACTGTAAAGGAGTATCAGCATGTGTATTTATTTGTACGTTAAAACCCACAAAAAAACTGGATTAAAATACCTCGGTAAGACTACCAACAAAAATCCGCACGCCTATCATGGATCCGGAGCAGATTGGAAAACTCACCTAAAAGAGCACGGCTACGAGTATGACACTGAAATTATACGAGAATGCCAAACTAACCAAGAATTAAATGAATGGGGTAGATACTATAGCAATCTTTGGAACGTAGCTAAAAGCAGTGAATGGGCAAATCGTATTCCAGAAACTGGCGGCGGGAGTTGTGGTCCAGAAGCTGCTAAAAAGATTTCCAATAAATTAAAAGGCAAAAAGAAACCACCAAGAACTCCAGAACACACTGAAAAAATTGCTCATCAAGCACGACGGAAATCAAATCCAAAAACCGCCGAAGGATTGCGAAAATGGTATAACAGCAACCCTGACAGAACTGAAGCAATCCAAAAACAATCTAACTCTATAAAACAGTGGTATGTTAATAACCCGGACATGTCTCATCAAAAAGCATTAAAGACATGGGATGGGCGATATCGAAAACAATATAATGAATATAAGATAGCTATAGAATTAGTTTGCCGCGGTCACACTGTAAAGAAAATTAAAAAAGAAACGGGCATGTACTTAAAACGAGAATCAGTTGATAAGTTAAGATCAGGAGAGCATCGTATATACGAACTATTCCCGGATCTTAAAGAAATCCTTCTTTCTTGGCCTGGTTAAATAATTGAAGCGAAGCAAGATTCTTTCCTTTGCTTTCGGCAAGGATATCTGCCCATTCTAAGTGTGTTAGTGCCCACGCATTGATATGACGGTTGTTATAAAAGTCACTATGTGCTCGTAGTTTAGCTCGCTTAGTGTGTTCTAATAGAGTAAACATTTCTGGTATGCAATCTGCGTAAGCACCAATATACTCTTCTCGTGATTGACTGTAGTGTATTACAGGACGCACACCTCGCCAACTATCTTGGATGTGTTTAATTCTATCGTCAGTCGCACTGATATATTCACTGTCGCTGATCAGATGGTGGTGTATGTCTAACACAATAGCCACTTTATCTTTGAGTTTGATCAGTTCATCAACATTCTTTTGATACTCATCATTTTCTAATGTTAGACAGTTACGTAGTTCAGGTGTCATCCGTTGCCAGGCTGCATCGAACCCATCAACCCCTAATCGGCCACTTAGGTGTACATTACATTTAAAATCTTGAAATGTGCGGCCGTAACCCATCCAACGGATCATATCTGTGTGATATTCGAGCTCTTCTATTGAACGATCAACGACGTCTGGGTTATCAGACACCACACAGCAAAACTGGCCAGGATGAAAGCTGAGCCTAACGTTATTCTCGCGAGCCAAATCTCCCACGCGGGCAAATTCTCTTTCACAATAAGCTCTGACGTCGGGTCCCCGCCAGAACCCGCACCAAGTAGGCTCAGTGTAGACTGGAAGAATATCACTGCCCAATCTAAATAGTCTAAGCTCATCTTCCAAATTTCCAACATATTCGACTGCTCTCCTTGCTGCTTCAATATTGTGTTTCATCAATTCCCATAATTTTTCCTCAGCGACCTGTTGGCTTTGCCGTTTTAACCAAGCCACAGTAGTACTTCTAGTGGTGTACTCGGGAATCGACACAATTTCATTTTTAGTGTCTAACTCGGAGATCTTACACGCAAATCCGATTTTTTTAGTAGTCATTGTATACAAGTAGGATCGTGATCATCAACAAGTTTAGCACATTCCTGAACAATCAACTCGGCAAACTTTCTTTCTACCGCTATATCACCGAGCATTTGAATTTCGGTGTGACTCATGTTATCAAAATCAATATGACTGGTATCAGCCTCGGCAACTGCTCTGCGTTTTAATTCTTCAAATCGTTCGTTCATTTTATACCTTTGAAATATTGTTTAAGAATTGCTCAGTATCTTCTATTTCGCCAGTTTCGTAATCATACAGTAATTTTTGATTTAATACAATCCACTGTAAAATTTGTTTCATCATTTTGGGTGTAATCCAATTAGCAACTTGCGACGGATCATAATCTAAACTCGGCATTTGAATTACAAAACTATCTTCTATACGCATCTTGTTTGGAATATTAGACACTTTTACTCTGAGACCATGCTGTGTATTAGCAGATCCTACCCATATAACAACATTTTCAATGCCGTGGTGTTTTGATCCCACTCTGGCCATTTCATGAAGAACATCATCTTGTTCTTCTTTAAGAACCATGTCAATGTACTTTCTTAGTTGCTCGGTAATCATTCTTCAATTCCGAAATGGTTCTTCAATACATCCCCAATGATATCAACGCCGTAATCATCTTTGTGAACTGCGATACATTCCCGAACAATCAACTCGGCAAACTTTTCAGCACTATACTTGTCATACTCACCAAACTCCGGATGCACTCCTGAAGTTTTAGACTGTTCCCAAAGTTCTTTCAGTCGTCCATTCATTCTTTTGCTTTCGCAGAAATTACATTAGCGATGCGGAAGGATCGCCATTCCTTTTTATCTAAGCACCAAACACTCATAACTTCCGGATTTACTTTCTTTTCTTTTTTAGCAGCAGGAAAGTCAATGGGATTATCTGTGTTGGTCTCATGCACAGGCTGCGGTGGCAGCAATGCTTCGTTGAGAGTGCAGGGCATTGTGCGTACTTCGCCATTCACTTTGGCAAATTCTACCACACACTCGCCGGTGTGTAGCAGTTCGGATAGTTGTTCACGAGTAATAGTAGTCATACAACTATTATACAACAACTAACGCCAGTTGTCAACAATAATTTGATCCGCTACTTCGTGAGGATCCGGAGTGCCATGGAATGCTAGGATTGCCGTGTCTTTAGGGATTTCTGGACTGCGAACAGATTTAAATTTAGATCTACCATTTTCTTTGATCAATTCTTTAATTGTTCGAGCTTCCCACTTATAACTAATGATCCAATCTCGAGGAAAGAATTTAATGGTACTTTTATGCAGCCGCCAAATCCAATCTTGATCTCCGGGCCATTTTCTTGCAGAAGTTGGATTCTTTTTAAACTCAGTCCAAATATCTGTGTAAGTTTCGGCAGGCCACTTCATTACAGCACTACCCAAAGTAGACGGATATCTTTTGAATATCCTGTTTACATTTTCTAATCCAACAAATCGGTCGGGCAAATAATTAATGAACTTGTCCATATTGCCTACAATAACCATATCTAAGTCTATGAACAGATTAGTGTCACCTTGATAAAAATGACCTTCTTTGAAAACATAGAGTTTCCACCACCAACCATGCAGTGCCTCATCTTTTGGCAACGGAACAATTTCAATCTTAGGATCTAGGTATTGAGGATTTTCTGTAAAGCAGACAAAACGATGAGGCACCGTTAAGTGCCTCTGGATCATATTGTACAGTTTATTAACATACTCGGGACCGTACTTGGTACCGTGTTTTAGACAAATAACGTTAAGCATTACCAATGCCTAATAACACCTGCTACAATAAACATATTTGTTATTATATAGCACAGTACAATCATAGTACGAACAAGTGCTACCTTGTCAGCTTCCTGTTTAGTAGCACCTGCTTTCTCGCCTAGAGCCTTGGCCCAGACACGCCAGATTTTACGCATTAGCCTTCGTAGACAGCTGAATTACCAGCATGTTCGAATACTTCTGCTGAACGTAGTCTAACTCCTACACCAACAGGGTAACGTGCTTCAAACACACGGCCATCTGGATGTGTCCATCCACGACCTTCTTGATATGCTTTTAGTATCTCGTTCATTGTGCGATAAGCAAGTTCGGCAAACTTTTCACAACCTACAGCTTCTACAATACGCAAATCTAGCACTCCGCCGTCAGCCTGCTTGCCTAATTTAGCAAGTTCTTTAAACTTTGGCAAGTGGGGATCGTCTATTGCAACAGCAGTGGTGTGGTCAAACTGCCACTCGCTCCATTCTTTAAATGCCTTAAGCCCGCCGAAATCCATGACCCAGTTGCGATCATCCAGTGTTTCCGACTCGAATACTAATCTGATACCGATTGAGTATCCGTGTAGTAACGAGCAATGACTATGGGTAGCCCTCCATTGACGGAAGCAGCAACTCAGCCCTCTATCATTGCTATATGTTTTTGTTGAAAGATATTTAGACATTATAGTGATACCTCCGCCGCACATTTGCGGGTTTCTTCAATGATTACTTTAATCAAGTTTACATTCGTTCCTTTTAATTGTACAGGCCCGACACTATCGATTAGATATTGACCCATATTTTCAGCAGTAGGGTTAAAATCAACCACTACTACTCCATTGGGATCTGTTTCTTTAAGAACAGCGGCCCAAGGGTCGTCTTTGAATACTAGGAATTTATGATCCCAAGTCTCTTCCAACCAAACACAGAGTTTTTCTTTGATAACTGAAAAATCCATTACACGGCCAACGGCATCTAGCCGTTCAGCTTCTACTGTAAATGTAACCCTATAGTTATGCCCGTGAAGATGGGAACATTTTGATTCATGTCCGTAGACACGATGACCCGTTGAAAAGTCATGATACCGAGTTGCTGTGATTTTTGCCATCTCTAGTCTCCTTTATAAAAGTAGCAAGTATGATGGCATGCAGAATTTATATACCGGGGTGAATGCCTAAAGGCCGGTGAAGATATTTATGTCACTTTCAGCAATACAGTGTCTTCATTGATTCTGCCGTTGAGTTTAATGTCAACTGCTTTGATGTCCTCAAGGAATTTCCGAAGTATAACCTTACCAGCTGCTTTAAATTCCTTAAGTTGTTCTTCTGGCTTGCGCAGAGTTTTCTGTACGGATTTAATTTCGTCAAATCCCGTGATTGCAGTTCCTTTGACTCCCAACTCAGCAAATTCACCCGCGATATACTTGCCCAACTTACGAGTCTTAATATTGTAGACCCAAAGCTCTTTGGCTCCTACAATATCTATCGGATTGATAGATACTAGTTTGAGTTTGTCGTCTTGCTTGAGATATTTGATCTTAGCGATAACTTTAGATTTATCAGTGGGCTTCTTGGAGCGTGGCTTGCGAGCAACCTTAGCTTCCTGCATCAGCATTTCGCAGGCAGATACGATATCACTGTAGAAGTCTGCGATCTTCTTAAGGTTCTTCTTGCTAAGATGGAGGTAGCCTTCTTTAAGCTGTTCACATTGTCCAACCAGTGCTTCTTGATATTCGTTGTTCTGACGCAGATAAAAATCCTTGATTATGCGAGCGTGCGCAGCCTTAACTCCTTTGCCACGCAAGAGATTCAACAGTTTAAACGCTTTAGGATCAAAGGACATTGGGTCTTGGCTAAACGCTTCGATGGCATCCTCGATCTCGTCCGTCATTCGAACAGAAGCTTCACGCAATCGATCCTGGATACTCAGTTGTGCCATTACTGGTTTTTCTTCTGTAGGTTCTACAGACTCGTAATCATGCTTGCCTTCTTTGATAACCTTGGAAATAGAAGTACCTAGCCACTGTGCAGTATTGCGACCTTCGTTGAAGTCGGCCCGAACAGCGGGCATACCACGCAATAGATTAGCAGCAATCGCACCCATAGTGGTGTTACAGCGAAAATCTTTAGTGTCTTTAAATGCCTTGATCTGATCTTTAGTATAACTGTTAGCACTCATCCAGTTAATGACTTTAAGTTTAAGATCTTTACCGCTGCTTTCTAGCCGATAGTAATCCATAGAATGACGAAAATAACGACTAAACTGGTCAGTGCTCCAATTCTCGTGTCCGTCCCAAGCGGGACTTAAGTCTTTACTTGCACGAGTACGATGTGCTATGACTTGTGCTTTAGTTACACGAGTTTTCTTTTCTGCTGCCTTAGTGGCCATTTCCTTCTCCTGTTGGGTTAACACTGTTTACAGTATAATACCGCGAGAGAGCAGTGTCAAGCATCTTCGTATCGATCCAATTCTTCAAGTTCTCCGTCACCGGTTTCACGGAAAATCCACGATGATGCAGCTCCTTCGTGCAGTGCTTTTTTGGCTAGAGATTTAGCTTCTTTATAGCTTTTGGTAGTGTTGATTAGTGCTTCATGGCCGGCTTCATCAGCGGACCAGACCTCATAGAGTTCCCAGGTCATTTAGTTTACGTTTACTCCTTAGTGAATTTTTCCCAGTCTCCTCCGGGCACTACTGCCCAGCCAAGACTCTGGAGATCATTCCGGATCTCGTCGGTAATGCACCCTTCGGGTACATATCCTTTAGTGCCGTTTACATCGCCGTTGCTTAGTCCGTCGCCGATGCCCGAGCAATACCAATCAATGTAGTCGCCTTCTTGACGCATGTCTGCAATAATACCGCCAGCACTGCGCCAAGATACACTCCAAAAGTCTTTTTCAGGATCCTGTCTAAGGATAGGAACAACATCTAATTTCATGAACTCGTTGTTGCAGATTGCCGCATAAAGGTTTTGCGAGTAAGAGTCACGGCTACACGCCTTTTCTAGAATCCAGTTAGTAGTCAGGAGGTCATACTCCATGTTATTTTCACGGCTAACAGGATCATCAAACTTGTGGTTACTATCCTCTGTGAGTGTATCGAAGAAGTCAAGATAAATTCTATCGACGGCTTTGCCTTCCTTTTCTTGACGTTTTACGTATGCGTCTCGTTGAAAGGTGTAGCGATTAGGGCTTTTTGAAATCTTTGACATCGTTAATAGCAGACTTTAGAATTTCTGAATAGTTAAGAGCTTGCTGTTCACTCATTGAAATAGTGGATTGGGTTTCAACGTAACCTTTTGTCCAGATAGTCCAAGTTAGCTTAACTCGACTAACAACCCCGTTGATTAGATCTTTCCAGCACCAGTCGAGTTCTTGTAGCCATTGGTTGTTGATATCATATCTCTTCTTAAAAGTCTCGGTCCAATAATCAGTCTTGGTGTTTATATAAGTATTTACGTCAATACCACACACAGTGGATTCAACTTCAACATTAATCTCGTGGTCCGGTTGCCCGCATCTACATGCAACTTTATAGACTTTGGCATTGCCAAAGTCGTGCGTTTTCATAACTCCATCTGCCGGTGTTTCTGCGTTCATTAAGATATATTCCTCTGTATTGTGACCCGATCAATGATATTATCTTCGTTGGCCGGTTCATCGATAGTTAATGGGATAGATTTTTTGAAAAATCTATCCCTGTTAATTAATTGATTAATTTCGACAATCAACTCATCAAGCTCTTCTTGAGTTTCTTTAAATGCATTAACGCACTCTGTAAAATTCTCAATTTTTGATTTTTTATTAGACATTCTTTAAGTCCATAGACTGTGACGAATGCCGATTAGTCTTATCATCATTTGTTCGTCCTCTTGTTCGTATTGTTGCTCTAACTCTTGGCATTTGTTAAGCGCTTGAGTTGTATCTATCTTATCTTGGGCACTGTCCTCAGGCCAGATCATGTCGATCCCATGCGTTAAACGCCGGCGCTCGCAGATCTCAGTCCATCCACTGGCGTCCATTGGATCGGGTCGCTGAGGCCGAATATGTTTCCACCAAATATAAAGATCAATAATTTCCTTGGCAGCAATCGCTTGGTTCGTTGGCTTTCCATATGCTAGATCGCTTGGTGAACACAACTCTTCGTTTTTTAGACCAGATTCCCATACAAGATGGGCCATGCCTGCCTCGGGGCATCGCCACGTCCTCCAACGCATCCAACTTTTACGCCACTGAGGAACATTGTACTTCTTAAGAGATTCTTCGCTCCAACGAGCGTGATGCCAGGCTGCTTCAACTTCAACAAAATCTACAAGCTCGTTGAAAAGGCAAGGAAGGAATCGCTCACCGACATCACACCATTCACCGGGCTTAATATCTTTGGGATGTGCAGTGCAGGCGTGACTTTTAGTTACCCAACGATTGTTAATATAATATCGAATATCGGTAAGTTTATTAGCAGGCCAGTTAACAAAATTTTGTACATAATCAAGCCCCTCTTCTACAATCCAATAACGGATTGGGTGAGTATCTTTAGCAGCCTTCTTCCATTCGACCCATCCTTTAGAAGTTGCAACACTAGGCTTGGCAGAGCCGCGGAGCCAATCTGCAAATTTAGAACAAGACCAGTAATTTAGTTTCATCTTCATGTTCCTATATTAGTAAAATTATTATACAATCAAATAATCGGAATGTTAATAATGTTTTAGTAGTTCCGCAGGACCTTGACATTCTAGTTCCATAGGGTCACCTCAACTGGTAGCATTTGCTTTTCGTACAAAAGGGTCAGTGCTTGTTAGAGTTGTATCAAACAGATACACGAACGTGTCTAGGTTAATATCCGACAGGTTGGTTTCTCTAGTTAACATTTTAAAATTTCCTTTGATATCCTGCTAGGTTTAACATGATGCTGTATTGCTCGTAGGCTTTCTGAACAGCAGGATTAGTGTGACGATAGTGTGCTTCTTCTCGTTCTTTGTCCATTAGCGTTTGAAACAGATCAACTTCGGTATTAGAGTGTCTGTGCCATTTAAAAAATCTTTTCTCCATTTCAATTAGAGTGTAAAGCCGGCCTTCTGGTATTTCAAGCGTGATAATCTTTTCAGTTCGGAACTGTTCAATGTCATGTCTGATAATATCAGCACGTTCTGGGGTTGTAAAAAAACTCGCAGGATGATACCGTGCCCTATGCTTAGTATCGTTTAAGACACGGACCTCATAGTTTTCATAGAACTCTTTCTGTTCTTCGGTCATTAATGAGTTTTCTTTCTGCTAACATTACAGAGTATTTGATATCATCGGAAATATCTTCGATATTACCTCAGCACATGCCTGAGCGATCTCTCTGTGTTCTTTTTGGGTACCATTCGATGCCCGTAGTTCGATATAGTGTATCCAGCTACGTAATGTTCCAGAAACATACAATCGGCTTTCAATATTACCTTCCGGGAGAACACTACGAGCCTGCTCTTTGGCTATGCCGTTATTAACTGCCCATGTGTAGGCCTCTTTGGCAGCAGTAATGACGTCTTGTTGTTTTCTTTTCCATGTTTCGTTGAGTATGAGTTGCTCAGGATCTGTTAGATCTAGATCAACACTATTTTGTCTATTTTTTGCATCTTGTAATCGTGCTTCTCGTAGTACAAAGTCGAGATCTTTTGTCGGGTCAGCATAGCGTTGGCTGAACTCTTGGAAGCTGAACGATCTGTGTCGAAGAATCTGTCTTGCGATATCTCTAGTAGTGGTGATTTCAACACAGACTGAGACCATCTCAAGGGGCGACCAATGTGCGTGTTTGACAAGATATCCAATAAGCTTCTCTGAGGTTTCTGTATTGTATTGGTTTGAAGGGTTGCTAACACGGGCGCAATATGCAATGAGTTCCTGCGCATCTGAAATTCCTAGGTCTGAAAACTCTAAGGTTGGTTGTGAGTAGCTAACTAAACGTACATTCATGGAGATTCCTTTAGTATTGTCCACATCTTCTCTTTCTCGAGAAGGTATTTTTCTAATTCTTGATATTGTTTTCGAAGTTCTTTGAGCTGTTCCCAGCGGGTTTCAAGCTCGGGGTTAGGATACAGTATTCCTAGACGTTCTTCAATCTTTTCTATAACTTCAAACAAACTCTTGCCGGATACTTTGATATCTCCACCTTCTTTGACTTCTATGCCTTTTTCACTTAACACAACAGTGTTACTGACCGCGCTGTCGATGATGGAATAAGTCTGATTCCATTGTATCTTAGGACCGATCGAGTAGTTGCTGATGGGTATAGTTACAGACGTAGTAACAATCTGTGATGTACCTCCTAAAGCACCGTTAACAACGTGCTTTAGGAGGTCTGAGGCACTATCACCGAGATCGAGTTCTAACTGCTCGGGGACTGTGGACATCTTACTTGGCCTTGGTTTCTTTGCGGGCGTTCTTTTCTTCAGTGATTTCGCTGCGGCGCACCTTTACAAGTTTAGCTACTTCTTGCAGAGCCTTGCGTGCACGAGTTCCTGCTGCTCCATTGCCCGAGGTGAATTTTGCATCTTCTGATAGAAAAGCTTCGAATTGAGCCTTTAGTTGTTCTACTGTGTTTGACATAATGTTTCCTTTTTTGTTATGTGTTGATTACTTATTACGAGTTTGTTGTGCAGTCGGTAGGATTTGAACCTACAAGGGCTGTGCTTATAGCGGTGCCCCGCACCAGCCTTTCCTTTCGGAAGAGACGGCAGGTCTGCCAATTCCACTCACGACCGCATCCTTATTATACAATCACGAATACAGAAATGCAACTAAAAGTGGCTTAAATAACTTCAATTATGCAAGACTTTCAAAAAATTCCTTTACAAAATATTGTAAGGTTTGGACAAAGGACTATGCTGTCCACTCCATTGTTCTCAGTTAGCTGGATTTTGGGCCGCTTCTGCAATTACAAATGCAGCTATTGTTGGCCCTATGCTAGATCGGATTCTCAGGACTACCAGGATCACGAAGTTTATGTTTGTAGTATAGATGAGATCAAGAGGCAGGCCAGGGCCAACGGGTTTGACCGGTTTCATTGGAGTTTTAGCGGGGGAGAACCTACTGCCTATAAAAGACTCATAGACCTTTTTAGACATCTCGAAAAAGATACGGTCAGTCCTTATCAGAGTGTTCATATGACCACAAACCTTAGTCCAGGCAGCAAATGGTGGAACACATGGTGTAGTGTTACTCAACCTCTACAGCGCAGGAGTATCACAGCCAGCTATCACGCAGAGTTTGCCAAGGAACAGGAGTTTGGAGATAAGTGTTTACAGCTGATGTATGAGAATGTTTATGTTACTGTGAATCAAGTTATGGTGCCTGATCAATTCTTCAATCTTTATGAAAGATGTCAACGATTAAGTCAACGAGGCATCAATGTCACGCTTAAACCTCAAAGTGATCCTACAGCCAGCCGGTTAATAGATGGATATTCTGATGAAATGATCAATCTTATGCAAACAGGATTTCCACAGAAAGCCGATGGTGAAGAGCTGTATCAAATAGCATTGTACGACGACGAAGGAAAAGAATATTTCTTTGATCAAGCAGAAAGATTCAATGCCTATGGGTTTAACAAATTCCAAGGTTGGCAGTGTAATAGCGGATATCAAAGTGTTATAATAAGAAGTAATGAAGTCAAGAGAAGTTATAGCTGTCACGATGTTCCTTTGGGAACATTAACGGATGGATTCAATCTATTTAAAAATCCCACAGCTTGTATAACTCCTAGCTGCGTTAGCAGTGCTGACAGTAAACTACCAAAGAGCAAATACTAATGCAAATAGATCTAGAACACTTTCATCACTGGATGCGTGCTGTTCGACAAAGTCCAGATCCCATGCGTACTATGGACGCATTCTGGCAAGGTCAGATACAGAGCAAAAATTGGCTGATCAATGAGCTTTCCCGTCACAAAGGCGACCGTGTTAAATCATGGCCTACCATAGATATATACGGCGGGTGGGTAGGAACCCTAGCTAGTATGCTGTTCCAAAGCGACCTCTATATCAGCAACATCACGAGTATTGATATTGATCCAGAGTGTGAGGCCATAGCCACAACTATGAATCAACAGGAACACAACCGCGGAAAGTTTAAAGCCGTAACTGCTGACATGTGTGATCATAGGAGCACTGCTGATATCATAATCAACACTAGTTGCGAGCATATCACACAACTACAATATGATAAGTGGCTCATTCAGCAACCTAATACTGCTTTATTTGTTCTGCAGAGCAACAATTACCAAATACCGGAACATATTCGCACAGCACAGGATCTAGAGGAGTTTAAAGGACAAAGTTGTCTAGATGTTATATGGGCCGGATCTCTCGCAACACAACTATACACACGTTGGATGATTATCGGCAAGAAACATGATTAAGATGACCCCATGGAGTCCAGACCTGGACCTCACTAGCTTTTATAAACGAGCAGCAGCCAAAGGCTACGAGAACAATGCTACTCAGCATATGTTGGTTAACTGCTTTGCTCGAGAGCGTCACAGCCAAACATGGATCATGTATTATAATGATCAAGCAGTCGGCAGCGTAGCATCACACAGCATTGACCTTCCCGAATTAGGACCCGACGCTTATCGTATCTGCGCACGCACCTGTGTTTTGACAGATATGTTACCTCAACAAAGCCTACGCACTATCAAAGGTATTACTACTCATCAGAACTATACCGCACAATATTTTATGCCCACTTGTATAGAGTGGACCCCACAACAGTCCAACAGATATATCACCAGCACAGATCAAGCCGTGGGTTCACAACGGTTAGTTAATAAGATATTCTGCCCGGCTCTTGAAGCCGTAGGTGTGTTAGAGTTTGCGGGTACATATTTGTATAGATCTACGAAACAGAACTTCTGGCGGGTGAATGTTAAAAAGTTCTACGAAGAATTAAACACCTACAGACGCTGGGATTAAGTCGCTGTTTAGAAAACTTAAGATCAACACAGCACGTGGGTGATTTGAGTAATTGTAAACGTGATGCGTTAGGCTTTCGTTAAAGATATTCAACTTACCGTTCTTAACACTCTCAGTTACTCCGTTAACAACTAATCCGCAGTAGTCTCCTTCAGGGACATCGATCCCATAATGATACTTGACCACAAAGGTATTAGTGCATCCTGCAATCTCTGCTTCATCGTGATCTTCGTGATCTTCAATCACATGGTTAGCAGCCACAATAGAAAAGCACGCCAGGATAGGCTGCACTGTAAGCCGCCTAATCAAATCTAGTGTAGGTAGAGCTAATACTTCTGCACTTAGATTAGGCCAAGGTTTCTTATTGTGCCATAACGGACTGACTGTCCATGAGGTGTCTGGGTTCTGAGGATTGTTCAGTAACTGCTCCATGCCATTTTCTACATTCGGATAATCGTAGAACTTGTTGTTATCTCGCAACCATAGATAGTCTTTTTTTAGGATATCGTAGCTGTCCAATATAAGTTGATAGTTAAGTGATAGCGACGGTTTTAGGAACATATTTGTCTTAGATCAATAGTTGAAAGATAGTAATTTCGTTCTAACGAAAATCGAACAATTTCGACAACTTCGGACTCTAACAAGAAAGGTTCACTACTGCGTTCTTGACCTTTACTACCGATATTTAATGGACGTATCAATACACTCTGAGGCTGTTGACGATAGGGGTGTATCGCAGCTAAATCAAAATGAGCTTTGGCGAGATTATGTTTAGAACCAATATACGCTGTTTGGTGTATAGGAGCCATGCGTATCATATTCCAACTAAACGATTCAGTAAGACCACCAATACTAATAATCTTGCCACCTTTATTGTTTTCGTCCCAGTATCGATGCACACCTAACAATATGTCAGTCTGCGCAGGATCTACTTTGCAGATATTTAACACGTGATCAAACTCGATGCTCATGTCGATAACTTTTAACACAGTGTTATGGTCGGTTAAATCATACCCGGTACTGCGGCTAATACCCACTAGCTCATAGTCTAGTATGAGGTCATTCCATATAGCCTTACCTAGACCGTAGGTGTGTCCTGTTATTAATATTTTCATACAAATGTTTCCATCTTATCTAGCTCTAAACTAAACACAGCATCAGTGTATACGTTGCCATAAATGTGCACACGATCTATATTGCTCTTATTATTTGTTTCGTGTAGATAACTGGTATTGACAAGATAAATCCAGCCGTCGGCTGGTAGGTGTATATCATGTCCGCTGATAATAAATCTTGCATCTTGGTGTGTATGTATTGGTATATGGAATCGTAGTTTATCAGGACTGTCTTGATGCTGCGGTAATCTAGTGCCTGGAGTATGTATAGCTACTTGAATGCCTCCTGCTGATATAGGGAAGTTAGAAATAACTTCCCTAGCATAACCGAAGAAACATTCTCGATATGCAGACTCATCTTCAGGCATAGGCGCATTATATTCATCTTTAGTGATAGTGCGTAGCCAGGGTACCGGACCCTTAACGTTTTTACCCCAAGTTAGCATGATCCAGGCAGTATCTGGCTGGAAGTATTCGCCGATCTTTTGGTTTGGGTCGTATTTCCACATATACTTATGTTTGCTGTACACCCATTTCCAATCACTGTATCGTTCTAACAATTCGGCATACCATTCTTTTAATCGTCCAATATCTACTCGTAGCCAACGTTTGATTAGCCAATCAGTTTGAATAACTTCGTAATCACTTACAGCGTCCGGCACGATCGTAGATAGGGGATTACTGACCATTCAGGATTCTCTCAATAGTAGGTTTAAATTTAATATCAATGTCAAATTGTATGCTAGCAGATATGCGGAACTCTGGGGTCTCGATCATGTGAGGGATACTGGTATTTAATAAACAAGGACCCTTGGTTGACCATATTGATGACGGTGTACTGTTGCTAACATCTACTGGTATATATGCTGTAACGTTTTCGGTTTTAATACCAGGAAGGCTGTTATCACCAAATCCGTAAGATAATTCTTCCTCGGTTTTATCGTAGAAGTTCACCTGCGACAGATGAGGATTTAATACCCAGTTGATAGCAAATGGATGAATTTCTTTTTTGCTATTACAATCAATGTGAGCCATTTTAAGATCAGTATTGCCCCAGTACCAAATCACAACCTTGCTCATATTGGCACCTACAAGGTCGTCGAGGTATTGCCTGAAATCTTGATTTAACACATCTACTCCGTACACATTCTTTTTAACGAAGTCAGTGATCGGTGTGTTGATATCTATATTGAACGTAGAGTCGTTGAAAAACTCATCCTTGGCAAACGGAGTATCAAGTTCTAAATAATAAGGGAGTGTAGAAATATTGTACATTTGGCTTAAAAGACTATATAATAGTAGTATTTATTGACTGTTTAATCAATGTTTCCTTATAATGAACTAAAAAGCATACACTTAGAGATAACCACACGCTGCCAGGCCAGTTGTCCTATGTGTAGCCGTAACTATCGTGGTGGTATGACAAATCCTAACCTTGTGTTAGCCGATTGGTCCGTTGATGACTTTAGGTCTATCTTACCTAACGATCTACTAGCACAGCTAGAAGGATTATACTTCTGCGGAAACTTTGGTGATCCTATAATTAATCACGACCTAATCTCGATGTGCCGGATAGCCGCCGAGGCTAATCCCAACCTTGTCTTACGCATACACACCAACGGTGGCGCACGTTCTTTAAGCTGGTGGCAAGAGTTAGCACAGGCATTACCCAAGAATCACGTGGTTATTTTTGGTATTGATGGATTAGAAGATACACATCATCTATACCGTGCGGGCACAACATATGAGAATGTTACATGCAACGCCCGAGCATTTATAGATGCAGGAGGCACTGCCGAGTGGGTATTTATTAAGTTCAAGCATAACGAACATCAAGTAGATCAGGCGAGGCAGCGGGCTAAGGATCTAGGCTTTGCTAAATTTACTGTAAAGAACAGTACACGTTTTATGGAACCCAAGTTTGCTGTGCTGGATAAACAAGGTCGACCAGAATATTATTTAGAGCCACCATCAGACAATCAAGTAATTCTAATTAATGCTTCAATGATTGGCAAGTTTCGATCTTGGATGGACGAGGCTAAGATCAACTGCTATGTTCAACAGAATCGTGAAGTTTATATTGACGCACATAAGAATCTATTCCCTTGCTGTTTCCTAGCATTAACACCTTACAATTATATTGAACCCGGTACAATCGTGAGCCCAGTTAAGGAAGAAATACTTGAACAGTATCACACATTAGTTCGAGAATTCGGTAGCTTAAGCCTAAACGAAAGATCTATACGAGATATCATTGACAGCACGAATTGGCAAACAGTATGGGCTAAGTACTGGAGTGAGAAGAAACTGATAACCTGCGCTCGAACCTGCGGAACTACCCCAATTAGTAAACCTAAAGATCAGTTTGTGGAGAGAATAAGTTTTGAGTGATAAGATATTTTGGTACGCCGATGAAAATACGAAACTGGGCACCTGGCAGAGAAAAGTCGAGGCGCTTAGTAGTAGCCCTACATTCTGTATACTACCGTGGATACATTTTGCCACAAGACCTAACGGTGATATGCGCCTGTGTTGTTCGGCTAATGCTTCCGGGGCAAACGCTGACCATACAGTGGGATTGGTTAAAAACGAATCAGGCCAGCCTGCTAATTTTGGACGTGAAACTCCTATGAGTGCATGGAACAACGAATATATGCGTAGTGTGCGTACTACAATGCTAGCGGGAGAGATACCGACCAGCTGCACTAAGTGCTACCAAGAGGAAAGCCGTGGTGTTGCTAGTAAGCGTATGTGGGAAACGGGCTCGTGGATACAAGATGGAATTGATGTTGAAGAGCTGATCAAGCAGACTCAAGAAGATGGTACTGTACCTGAACAGTTGGTCTACCTTGACCTACGGCTAGGCCATACCTGCAATCTAAAATGTGTAATGTGCAGTCCACACGACAGTAGTATGTGGGTGCCGGACCACAAGAAAGTATTCCCATTGTTTCAGGCCAAAGAACTTAAAGAGCAGATGCAATGGGACAGTAAAACCTTTAATAACAAGTGGCACGAGAATCCAGATTTCTGGCAAGAGATGTATGCCCAAATACCCAATCTAAAACAGGTTTACTTTGCTGGGGGCGAACCCTTGGCTATCAAAGAACACAAGATGTTCTTAGAAGAGATCATACGTCAAGGATATGCTGGCAAGATTTTGATCCGATATAATACCAATGGACTATTAATTGACGATAACATTATTAATTTGTGGACTAAGTTCAAAAAAGTCAAAGTTGGTTTCAGCCTAGACGGAGTAGGAGATCGCAACTGGTACATTAGATATCCTAGCGATTGGGAGCGTATTGTACACAATTTACATAAACTCGACAATACACCTGATAATATACAGGTCAGTATAGCAACTGCCATACAAATCTTAAACATTAAACATCTACCAAGCTTTGCACGCTGGAAGATTGAGCAAAGATTTAAGAAGGTTAATTTTCAAAATGTTGTAGATGGAACAGAAGCCGGCGGTGGAATCTTTAATATGCACCTACTTTATATCCCAACGTTCTTGAGTATACGTTGCTTATCTAAAGAAGATAAAGAAGAGGTCCGTAGAGAGTTTTATAACCTAGAACATTGGTTGAAAGCCAACTATCGACAAGATCGTGATTTCTGGGATGACAATCCTTACGGTTGGAAACGTTGGCTGGCTGTTCTAGACTTTATGGATTCTGAAGACCATACCGCTCAACTGCCAGCATTCAAAGAATATATCGAACGTATGGACATAGTGCGCGGAACTAATTTCAAGCAGATCTTTCCAGAGTTATCACATCTAGTATGATCAAGACCACAGCAATCAAACTAATTAAACCTGAACCAATGATGGTTACTTGGGATACCGGCCGCAGATGCAACTATAACTGCACATATTGTGAAGTCAGCCGACACAACAACATCAGTGCCCATCATAGCTTAGATGAGTTGGTTAAAACATTTGAGTTCGTTAAAGATTGGACAAAGTTATACAACAGCCATCGAAGGGTGCAGTCACATACTAACATCAACTTCACGGGCGGTGAACCTACTATGAATCCTGTGTTTTGGGATCTTTTAGATCATATTAATGACACGCAAGGCTTTGAACTCAGCCTAACTACTAATGGTGCTTGGAATGGAAAATATACCCAGAAGATTGCGGATCGCTGTCGCGGAGTTACAGTCAGCTATCACGCAGAAGGGCACCCTGAACTTAAAAAACAAGTAATACAAAACATCATAGCTCTAAGCGATGCGGGCCTATGGTTACAGGTCAATGTGATGCTGCACGTAGATCATTGGAGTGAATGCATCGATGTCTATAACTTACTCAAACGTCACAATGTAAAAGTTAATCCTCGTCCTATCGGCGACGGTGCTGCGGAACGTCCAGGCTGGTTTATCGATACAGATGGCTCTAATAGACGCACCACCCACGAATACGATCAGCATCAACAAGCTTGGTTTTTCAAAGAGACCGGACTCACAGGTACAGTTGAAGAACTACGTAGAGGAACACAGATGGGTCGCGGTTGCTGTGGTGGTCGTTGCCTTGAAGGTAAGGTTGACGGTAATTGGCAACCTATCAAGATAGCCAATACAGAGTTTAAAGATTGGTCATGCATGGTAGATTGGTATTTCCTGCATATTGATCAACACACAAAAAAAGTCTACCATCATCAAACTTGCCAGGCATTACCGGGTAAACAGCGTGGTGCTATTGGTAGTTTAAACACCAGCGAACAGCTATTAGAAGATCTCAAGAGGAGGTTGGCTACTCCTGAGCCTATCATTTGTCCTAATATGCGATGTGGGTGCGGTATGTGTATACCTAAAGCCAAAGACCCTGAAACTTTTAAACAATCATGGTCTAGTGTTGTTGATGACTCTCTCGATCATACAGTTTAGTCAATGGGATGTCTGCCGCACAGGTGCACCAGTCACGTGTACAGGTAACGGGAGCTAGTGGTAAAGTAACGTCGCCTTCGTAGATGTTTCCCAAACTACCTCCCACACGACAGGTAGCACGATGAACTTCACCATCCCAGTTGATCATAAGGCTTTCTATCCCAGCATTACATTGCCATCCGTTGAACTGATTTAAATGCTGTTTGATCACATCGTTAGCGTGTAGGTATTGAGGGTCTCTAGGACTCCGCCATATAACAGTATTAGGTTTGGCTGTAGATTCCTGCGCTAACAACCATTCTAAATCTGTTCCTGCATATTTTAAATCGTCAAAAATGTTGTGATCGCCTTCAGTCCAGCGTATCCTACGAACAGCATATTTGATGCCTACCTCTTGTAAACGATGTACAACAAATCGAACATCATCCATATGGTTATGATGCGCCATAACATTGACTAAGAAGTCACGTTCTGTTTCGTCATAGAACTGGTTAATAGTCCTAAACACACGTTTCCAGTCGTGCTCAAAGTGTAGGCTGAATACAATATGGTTGAAGTAAATTTCGTTTAGTATATACCATTGCGCAGGTCGTGTTCCATTGGTAGTTAAATTAACCCAAAATACACCTTTACGCTTCATGTATTCTAATAAATCTTCGATCTGTGGATGCACAGCAGGCTCTCCACCGGTTAAACTAATACGTAAAGGCTTGCCTAACGCACACAATCGATCTACCGTGCGTTCTAATACATCGATAGGTGTATGTGGGCTGTAATGATCGTGTATGCTTGCAGGGCAGTATGTACAATCGTAATTACAACGTTTACCAATATTCCACTCTACTTTGAGCTGTTCTTGATGCGGCCATGCACTTGTTACTTTATACATAGGGCTTAAACTCCGGCACTACATCCGTTAGATTCTGCCCTCGGCTAACATCTAACTTACGATTAAACTCTATAAAGTCGGGCCATAAGTGATTCTGATCTCTGGCTTTGAGATAGTTGATATTATCATTAATCTGTTGACGAGTAATATTTTCTAGTATAACACTCTTCTTAACAGCGTTGTAGTTGGCTACTTCACTGGCAACTTGGACTAACCTCGAAATAGCAATGTCTTTGAGAGGCTGTGGCAACACCTGTGCTGATAAACAGTTCGGATAGCTAACACGATGGCTGTAGAACACAATGTTCATCTTGTTAATGAAGTAATCGATGCAGTCAGCCAGTTGTAGTATGTTACCAGCCTGTGCGGTAAACGCACCAACTACACGACTAACATTTGGTATCTTTTGTATCTCGCGAATGTTTTCCTCGACTGTGGCAAAGTCACTGTTGCTGCGAATGTAATTATAGACCTCATGAATGCCATCAATAGAAACATTGACCGCAACAGATTTAAAATACGGCCAATAATCATGTACCGTTCTCCCACCTTTGATTCCTAAAGTTGTGCCATTAGTAGCGTACTTGATTTCTATGTTAGCACCATAAGGTTTTAACATATCTAAAATTTTGTAATGCTGAGGATCCATTAGCGGTTCGCCTCCAGCAAATTCTACACGTCTAAAATGTGGTAATAGTTTCTCAAAACTAGCCCACCAATTATCGGTATTGTCGAATGGACCAATATACTGACCAGGTTTGGCTACTAATCGTTCTACTGTAGGAACAAGATAGTTACTTTCTTTCTTGTAGAATGGAACTACAGCATCCCAATCTTTCCAACTAGTACTGTCAAGAGGGTTACACATACGACAGCGTAAGTTACATAGATTGTTGAGTTTGATCTCCATTGTAGGAAATTCAAAAGGCATTGTAAAGTCTTCTTGCAACTGTTGTAATGCATTAGGGTAAAGATTAACTCGTGCCTCTGGTATTACTCCTTTAATGTGTCGTTGCCGAAGACTCTCTACTCCTTGGTCCTCTAAGTCAAAACAAGGCTTGCACACCTCGGGACGCTCGCCGCAAAGGACTTGTTTGCGAACTTCCCTCATAGCGTCATTGTTCCAAACTTCTTCTAGGGTATTATCTTGTATAAATCCAATCGGTTGGCTGCGGCAGCAAATTTTTATGGCACCGTCTTCTCTAGTAGCTAACCCAGTAAATGGGTGCATGCAAAATGTTTTAGATTTCATTAAATGTGTTAATCTATATTCTAGAAGTTAAGGTCTTAACGATAAGTGTGTAGTAGGATAATATTTAGTAAGTGTACAAATAGCCAACTAAATAAATGAATTATTTAAGATTACACAATATGATCGACGATTTAATTAATAAAGCTAAAAGCTGGTCTTTAAAAATGGCTGACAACTTTCATAGCCAAGTTCCAAGGGTAAATCCTAATAAAGGAGGTTATATATGGATAACTACTAACAATGGATTTTATCACTGGGGGCCAGATGCTGTTGATTTTTACAGACACGATGGTAGGGTTTTTTCTTTACAAACAAAAGCACATCTAAGAGATTGGGAAATGCATGAGCAGCTATATGCCCAAAGTATAAAATGCTGTGATTTTAGGATCTCCCAACCAGTGATATTCAAACCTATTACAGTTAACAATGTAAAATGGGTGTACACCGAGGTTCAGTACCCAGGAAACGATATAGGATATCCGGCTCATTTTGAAAATCTACTTGTAGATCCGTACGGAACTATAAAGGCGTATGTAGATAGTATAACGGTACTAATTAGTCACCTACATATTTTAGATAGCAAATACGAATGCAAGTATCCATCTAAAGTAAAGCTTGGAAATCGTATAACTGATAACCAAGGATTTTTCTGGAAAGATATTAAGTATTGGGGTAATACATGGGAGAACTTCTACACGAAACATGTTGGTGAAGTTCAAAAAATTATAAATCGTCTTCCGCATAATGGAATAGTGTTAGACGATTCTTTAGCTATGTATGCTGCAGAACAATGGGCAATATAATAGATATTCGCGACGCCGTGCCGCATCCGTTAAAAGATCTATCTACATTTTTAGAACTAACATCAGACACTATTGGGCATTTTTCTTTACAAGATAATGACATATCTGAAGAGTTTATTAACTGGTTAGCAAAATACAGGGTAGAAATAAAGTTAGCTGAGGTTTTCTATTGTGCACCTGGAGCCGAAGTTCCAGTTCATAGTGACGACATTGAACCTGTAGGATGTTGTAAGTTAAGCTGGGCGTTCGGTAAAACTGCCGTTCCTATGGAGTGGTACGAGGTGCAACAGGGTACTGAATTATTTTATAAGAACAACTCAATAGGCGGGTATTACCTAACCTGTAGTCCGGAACACTATTCCTTATCAGAGATCGGTTATATTAATAATCCTAGCCTAGTTAGGGTAGATATTTTACACGGTGTAAGAAACTTAACACATACTCCGTGGTGGTGTTTATGCATAGTTCCAAGAAAAATAAACGGATCCCACCATCGGATAACATGGGACGAGGCATTAGAGATTTTTAAGGAAGTAATAAATGGATAAAAATTTTGTTGTGCCTTACAAAGTATTCGAAGGCAATACTCAAATACACTCAGGTGAAATACCACTAGCTTTAGTAGTCGGAGGACGAGGTGGTGACAGCTCTTTAGACGGAATGTGGAACCCTGAGTGGAAATTAGACGAACCAACATATTCAGGTCTAAATCGTCGTGTAGAAGTCTACATCAAAGATAAAATATTTGTACTACGCGATGATGCTCCATTTAGTTCAAAGACATGAAATTTAACTATTATTATAATAATACCCCTGAACATGGATTGATAAGAAATAATTTAATCTATACTAGTTTAATTAGCGAAGATAAAAAAACTTTTTGTCAATGGTACTACAACGATACTGGATATCATAAAAAGAAAAATCAAGTAGTCGATCCTAGTCTAATGAATGAAAAATGGGAGAGAGAGGTAAGGTTTCTTACCCTAATGAGCAAGCAGTTTCCTGATTTTGTTCCTAGGATTTTAGATATCGACACAGTTGATAAGAAGATCTACTTAGAAATAGATAGCGTTGACTTTTGGCAACAGCAGTATGATAAAAATTGCACATACGACGAAGTTTTGCCTGATTGGCAAGATCAGATGTTAGAAATTTTGCGAGCGCACGCAACGTTAGGGTTTTATAAATTTAGTTTACATCCTAGTAGTTATTTTGTAGTTAACGGAAAGTTAAAGAGTATAAATTATTTCTTCTGTGCATTTGAAGACGAGAAGCAGGTTCCAATTTCTTCATTTAGAAGCCATATTAGCTTAGACAGGCAAGAGAAGTTAGAAGTAGATATGGCTAAAACCGGTATTACTTGGGAAACTGTTCTTCCTTATAAAATTATGCAAATAATGACTTTTCATAGTTTTAGGTCTAACTATCCTAACGATTTTATAGACAAGGCTCTTAAAGTTTATGATTAATAAGACTGATTTTAAAATCAATATTTTAGAATTAGAAAAGTTGTTGCCGTTGGTAAAATGGGATAACGACAATCGAGCCTTACTAAATGAGCCAACTGGACATTGGTTATATGATCCTTACACCATTCTCGAATCTTGGAAAGGAACCGCATTTGAGGATCTGTTAAATGAAATTCCGTATAATATCGGTGAAGCTCGGTTAATGAAGCTTATGCCAGAAGATGCATATCGAGCACACGCAGATGCAGACAATCGATTGTATATAAACATAACAGGAAATGAATACTGCTACCTTATTGATCTTAACAACAGTAAAATGCATCAAGTTCTTACAGACGGACATCTTTATTTCATGGATGCCGGATTAATCCATACTGCAGTTAACTTTGGTTGCACTCCGCGAATACAGCTAGTAATTAGACTGCTATTAAAAAGAAATTTGAGTCCAGAGTACATCACAACTTCCATTAAGATTAAAAATCCACCTTATAATCTAAGATACTTATTAGATAAGCATATTTCTCCAGTATTAAATAAATTAGCCAATACTGGAGAAATAGGGTTTTTCGATCCTGTTAGTACCACAGTTACTAATTTGGTGTTGTCTAAAAACGCACTAGTAGAAATTGAAAACAGATTGAAGATCTTAAATCTAAGTTATGAATTTGCCGAATAAATTAAAGTATCGGAAAGAAATATTATGATAAAAGGAATAGGTGGCATACCGATAATCGAACTAGACCAATTTTTAGATATCGAAACACTAAAGAATCTGCATTTTGAACTTTGTTATGGTATAGCTAAATCTGAATTTAAAAAAATAGGGAATATAGTAAAGCCAGGCGGATGCGACGCTTATACACCCCCTTTTAAACCCATTGGATGGGCGTTAGATGAGTATTACGCACTCCCCGATGATCATGAAATTAAAGTGTATGGAGAAAAGCTAGGCGGTATTAAAAATAGAAATCAGTTTGTTCAATATATAAAACTAGCATTAGGTGGTTACGATCCTTACGAATTTGTATTTTTAAAAACTGAAGATGGAGGGTGGGAAACAAGGTTTGATGAAAAAGCATGGACTCCAGATGCACAACATTTTCCTAATTTTAAAAAATGGTGTCAATCATTAGTAGACAATAATATACTACAGCATCTAGGTCGAATTATTATATTTAGAGCAGAACACGATGTTCTTCCTCCTAAGCACAGAGATTTAATTCTTCCTAACGAAACGGATTATTTTCCTCATCGACATGAGCATATATGGCTCAGAAGTACTTTAGATAAAAAATTCTTTGTTTGGGACCCAGGAGTTGACAACTATCATTACGTTAAAGGCTACACTGCTTTTTTTAATGATCAAGATTGGCATGGTGCAGAGGCAGCAAACAAACAAACCTTTTCAGTAAGGATCGACGGCCCCTTTACTGAAGAATTTCGTAAAAAACTTAATATTGATCATCTGGGTCAGTATTAATTCCTATTACCTGTAGTGTAAACTTGGCATCAGGTCCTAGGTTGCTGCCACCGTGTGGTTCCCAGAAGTTAAATTCCCAAGCATCGCCGGCAACAGTGTCGGCCGGAATAATATAATTTCCATACCATAAATGATGCCACGGTTTTGTATCATGCAATAGTATCATAATCCTTTTAATATTTTTTATTTGATACTCTGGAATGCTATAACTATCTACAAAAGAATCAATAGTATCTACATGTTGAGGAATGCAACAGCCAGCTGGTATTCTTGCTATGCTAAGTTTATACTTAGTTAAGTGCTTTCTAATATGTGTGTGCAACAGTGTTAGATTTAAATTAATGTCTGACGAATTGATTATCTTCCATCTACCGTGACTTGTTGTTTTCCAGTTTTTAAAGTGTCCAATATCTGCTAGTTCTTTTACCAAATTCTCGTCTGTTAATGCTTTAAAAATGTTATCGTAATTTCTTTCAGGGATAAAGTCCCATTCATAGTTTCTAACTGTTTGATAAAAATCTTTTGGGAAAGAATCTGCCCAGTTTCCTATATAATTCGGTTTTCCAACACCGTATTTTTTAAAGTAATCGGTCACTGTGTTATTAACTAAATTAACCATTTCCATTTTCTATTCCTACTATGTGTAACACATATTTTTGCCCGAAGCCAATATTTACACCTATATGGTAGTCGTTCCATGTATTCCATCGGTATATTGATCCTTGTTCGATCATATGGAATATGTCTTTTTGCACAATTAAAATATGGCCTACTTTTGGCCTATCGATGAAAACAGTATACCTTACTAAATTCCCTTCCTCCATCCAAGCAGATGCATTGCTTTCTATATCCCAATGCCACGGTACACACTTGCCGGGTTTTATCGAACTGATCCATACATTTTTCGGAGTTAATTGCAAAAATGTTGCTAATTTATTAATATGTTCGATTCTAAAATTCTTTTTAGGATAGAAGTTTATCCATTCTACAACATCACTATCAATGTAGCCTTCTGATTTCCATTTTTCATACATTGATATTGCTTCTTCTTTTAGATCGTCGCTGAGATTTATATCAAGTGAATACGGCGATGCTGCTGTTTTAAAATGCCCGTCTTCTATTTTTATTTCTGCACACAGCTCATTGCAATTTATTATTGCACTACAGTTGCCGATATATTTTGTATAATCCATTTGTTCTACCTAAATTAAAGATACTTAAAAGATAAGTTAATAAATATTTATAACATGCTATTAACACTCAATAATTTACCATTTATTCAGCTTGATGATTATTTAGATATTGAAAAAATGCTCTCTCTTAAAAATGAGTGGGAATTTTTGTTAGCTTCCCAGTGGGATAATATTCGAACAGGTGTATGGAATGCGGGCGGCCATGCTCCAGAAGATTATTATAACTCACCAGCAATACACAGAGAAAAAGGGCTACTCTATTACGTATATCGGCAAGCTAACATTGATCGACAAACCGATGTTGACTTAGAAAAACATTTAAGACACTTTGAGAATAAAAAAGATCTACACGGAATGTCTAGATATCTAAAGTTAAGATATAAAGCGTTTGATCCTTACAATGTCTTAAACGTAAGAAAAACAACTGGCCCGTACTATGCCGCAGATGCTTATAAGTTTACAGACGAAGACTGGGCAAAGTATCATTGGGAAGATTATTTTGTAAATAATTTCCCCAATTTACATGAGTATGTTTGCAATTTACCGTTTGATAGAATCGGAGTAGTTACTGTTTTTTTCAACGAGCATTTTATACCGCAGGGCTACCATCGAGATCTCAATTATTTTCCATACGAAAAAGGAAATAGTCCAAACACGTTCCCCCATAGACAAGAACTTATTTGGTTTAGATTCGAAAAAGATCGTCCGTTTTACATACTCGATGTTGACATAGGCGAAGGAAAGGTGTTAGAAAAGCATTCGGTTACAGGATACTCGGCATTCTTCAACCATCATAACTGGCACGGAAGCTTTGACTATTATCCTAATAGTTCAGTAACTGTAAAAGTTGAAGGCAAATTTACCGACGATTTTAGAAAGAAAATAGGATTAGATCATTTAGAGTATTATTATAAAAATAATTAAGGCTCAATGGAGATCTGTCTCCATCCTCCTAGATAGACAACCATTTGTTTCTTTCCAATAGTGCTTAAAGGATTCCAACTTGTTCCATCTGCAATAGCTATCATGCCGTCTGCCGGGTTGCTTGGTTCTGCAGACAAAATTGCTAATTTAGCAAATCCGTTAACATCTAACGTAGCTTGAGCAGTTTCTTTATTAACTGCTAATTGTCCTTTACTATCAAAAGTCATTAATGGTGGCAAAGGATCAGACTCTGTTGCCTGTGTGTTAGCAAAGAATATTTTAGTAGGTACATGGGATGAAGTAGTAGTTCCTAAAGGATCTGCCTGAACTCCTATATACGCTGAAAATTCTTCGTCTGATGTGTTTTGATAAGCTCTAAATCCTATAGTTCCTAGTACGTCCCCCGACACATGATCTCCAGGAGTTTCTATAGAATTTTTGTAAGAAGTAATAGCAACTACTTTAAAATCTTGACCACTTGATATGATACTTCCGTCTGTTGTAGATGCTGCGATACTTGGAAATACTACTTGAGTTTGACTAGTGCCTCCGTAGATTGTTACTGGTCCTTGGTTTTCGGTATAAATTTCATTAGAGTTAATCGCTAAAGAGCCATTGGTATAATTGCCTGTTAGATAGTCTATAATGGTGTCATTGTTATCTTTAAGAACAGACCCAACTAGTCCGCCAGTAAACAATTTTTCAGTAGGATCGACCATTAAAGTATCGTCGTCAGCAATAATACTAACAGTTAGTGTTTCTCCTTGAAGTGTTGAGATCAACGAGTCTTCGGTTATAATCGGAGAAGTTGCAACCCTACTTCCTGCTGGTAGCTCGATATATCCACTCAATGATGCCGTAATGGCCGCATCGCCGATATATACTCCTTCCTCTCCAACCCATATTCTTTCAAATCTGGTTGATTCAGAACCTAAGCTATATACTCTGTCTTGGTTTGGGGTTAGATTTGTAGAAATTGCTCCATCTAAATCTATCGATGCGGTAGTTTCCCCAATAATTATAAATGGTTTCACTGCCGGGGGATCTTCAATTTCAAGAAGTCCGATAGACCCCACATAGTTGGAAAGATCTATCGTTTGTTCAGAGTTAATCAACACTCCGCCAGGAGTCGGTGTTAGGCCATCGTCTCCGATGTAAAGCCGTCCGGTGTCTGTGGTAAACAATAGTTCACCTGGAGCTAGAGGAATAGCACCATCTACTAAAACTTGATGTTCTGCTTGAAGACCTCTGCGAATTTGTAAGGGCATGCTGTTAACTCCTAGAAATATTTTATTTCATGTATTTATGCCTTCTATACAAAATGCAATATCAAAAAAATAGGGCGTATTAAGCGCCCTATAACTGCTACTATTATTTGATAGTATGCTTTATGTTGCTTATTATTCTAGTACTGAGGTTGATTTCTTTAAACTTTCTATTTCGTCTGCTGCTTCTTCTAGAAGATCAGCAATGCGGTCGCGTGCGCCTTCCTCTACGCTTTTACGTCCAGGAATCTGCCTGCGGATCTCTGCCCGCTTGCGTAGGCGGAATACTAGACTCTGCTCACTTATCGGTAAATGACTTTCGTCTTTCATTTTGTAAACCTTTATAAAAATTATAAAGTCCAGTAATCATATTCCAATCACGGCTCGGACCACAATTAAGGTGTTGCTGATAATACTTTACTTGGCTGTCGATAAAGTCGTCGCTCACATTATCTCCTAGATATGTTTGCTGACCCATTCTTGAAATTCTGCATTGGTGAATTCACAGTTATGAAATCTGATGTTTCTCAAAAAATCTGGGCTGGTAGCAATACAGTGGGTTAAAACAGCAGCAAGTGCATTTTCTGCGAAGCTGAGTCTATCAGATAAAAGCTGAACTTGGTCTTTGAGACCTAGGATTTTTGCCCCGTCTTCGACGCGATCATGTGATACACCATCAAACATTGACATGGTTAATCTTCAAGCACTGCATTGTCTGCAATGTAGTCAGCATATGAGTGCAGGATTTTCCTGATCCTTTCTCGACCCATGCCTTCATTGGACATTTGTATATTGCCATTTTCGTCAATATACCAACTCAATTGACCAAAACCACAATATTTCCATACCCAATCAAAATATACACTGGATCGAAAAACATCACCGATTTCTGGTGTTTCTTGCATCATCTTTTCTGGATCAAACATTCAGAACTTTCCTCTCTTCTGGTGATAGCTTGGCAAGTGCGTCTCTCTTGATTTTATCAATGCGTTGTGCTTCTTGTCTTTCTCGATCAATTTGGTTCAAAGCGTATTCTAGCTCGTCAAGTTCGTATGAATCGGATTCATTAACGAATGGAACCTTGTGAGCAATTTGCGCGTTTCTATCGACGAACACAAAAGAGTCTTCAGTCACCGACATACTGAAATTATAAAAAGATGCGTTTCTTGTTGCTCGTTGTGCAACTTGCAGAATCCGATTCAAGTATTCTTTTTCAATTTCGATCATTTCACATTCCTTTGCCGTTAATTTCAATGCACTGTTTTCCATCACCACACCACAGATTTTCGATAATGGACTTGAGTCCCTGTGACTCGACCTGATCTGATACATTATATACTACTACACCAAGAAACACAAACCAAGAAACAATTAAGACAAAAACAAATCCAATGAAGACCAGAACAAAAGTGCGAACTGTGTTGTGCGAATTGTTAAGCATGATCAGTAATCCTTCTAGGAGAATATATTTCTGAGTAATTATTTAAGACTGTAGTCATTTCACAATCTTTTGACGTTCTGCGCCTGACAATTATACACCGATATTTCTCATCTTTGTAACCAAGTTGCTTGGCAGCACTTTCACAAACTTCTTTTGCCTTCATTGGATAAACTTCATAGAATTCACCCATTGGACGCCAGTCTTTATAACTACTACCGGTTGTTGCTGCAACAACAGTCCACACGAAAAGAATATATGTCATTTGTTTGCTCCGCTAGAAAATACTAGTGTAACCGCTAGCAATCACCATGTCAAGCATAAACGATGGGCGATGCTAAGAAATAAAACCATTTATAATAACCCCACCAATGAAACACCCGATTAAAGAACCAATAAATCCAGCAAATCCAAAAAACTTAGTGCATAGGGATACTGAAATTACATTGGCAAGAATCTGAAGATAAAGTGCATGGTTTTCCATTATTCAA